CTTGCGCCCAACGAAGATGCACGGATAACGCTCACTGATTACATGATGGCAAAGCACGGATTGGAGCGAAACCGGGTGATGTCTGAACGTGATGCACAAAAGGATTACGAAGCCATACAAAAAGCGCACCCGCACAGCAAGAAAACCTTGCAGGATTTCATCGATGAGTACCGTCAAAAGGACTATGCAGGGCTTACCGCACTTACCGGCACGGACAACGTGGCAGACGCCGAGGCGGAGGCGCAAATACTTGTCAACGATTACGAGGCGGCACATGACACCGCCGCTTTATGGAAACGCACCAAGGACGTTAGCAATGCCATACTTTCCAAACTGTATGAAACCGGCATGATGTCAAAGGACACCTACGACAATGTGCGCTCCATGTATGAGTATTACATTCCGTTGCGCGGCTTTGATGAAAAGACAAGCGAGGAGGCATACGCCTACCTGAACAGCAAGAACAGCGCATTCAACGCCCCCATCAAGACGGCAAAGGGAAGAAAATCAAAGGCAGACGATCCGTTTGCCTACTTGCAAAACATGGCCGAGAGTGCCATCATGCAAGGAAACCGCAACAAGCTGGTGAAGCAACGATTCTTGAACTTTGTGCTGAATCATCCGAGCGACCTTGCCAGCGTAAGCGACCTGTGGGTGAAGTACGACAAAACGGTGGATGAATGGAAACCGGTGTTCCCGGATAATATCAACGAGGGTGACACCGCCGAAGAAGTGGAACGAAAGATGCAGGAGTTTGAGGAGCGGATGAAATTGCTTGCCGAACAAGAGCCTGATTTGTACAAGCATGGGAAAGATGCCGTTAACATCCCTTACCGTGTTGTAGAAAAACGTGATTTGCGCCAGCACCAAGTAGTGGTGAAACGTGGAGGACGTGATTATGTCATCACGATAAACGGTAATCCGAGAGTTGCACAGGCACTCAACGGACAGACCAACCCTGATAACGACATGTCGGGAGCAATTGGAGCCATACTAAGAGCCGGAGAGCGGATAAACCGTGAACTGAGTGCCTTGTACACCACACGAAACCCGGATTTCGTCGTGTCGAACTTTATCCGTGATATGTTATATTCCAACAGCATGGCATGGATAAAGGAAAGTCCGAACTACGCCTTGCGTTACCACCGTAACTTTGCGAAAGTGAACCCTGTAAGGATGAAAATGTTGTTGGCCAAATACCGCAACGGCACTCTTGACATGAACAATGAAACGGAACGCATGTTCCACCAATTCATGATGAACGGAGGCGAAACCGGGTATGCCAACATCCGCGACATTGAGAGACACAAGAACGACATCCGGCGTGAAATCCGCAAGGCTAACGGCAGGATACCCATACGCAAAGCGTGGGATTGGCTGTCAGAGAGGTTTGACGAGTTTAACCGTGGTGTGGAAAACTGCGCCCGCTTTGCCGCCTTCGTGACTTCACGAGAAATGGGCAGGACAATAGACCGGTCCATCTACGATGCAAAGGAAATCAGCGTGAATTTCAACAAGAAAGGAAGCGGAGCAAAATTCATGGGCACGACCGGGCAGACAGGATTAGGCAACGCCAGCGCATTCCTATCAGGACTGGGCAGAAGCGGTTTCGTTTTTTGGAATGCTGCCATACAAGGTACGGCCAACTTCGGACGGCAAGCCAAACGGCATCCGGCCAAGGCATTGACGGGATTGGCCGTCATGTTCCTGCTTGGCGCGGTTGTAGCTTCTCTCGGATATGGCGACGATGACGAAGATGACAAGAACAGCTATTGGAACCTTCCCGAATATGTGCGCAGGAGCAACCTGTTGTTCCGTGTCGGAGACCAATGGATAAGCATTCCGCTTCCTGTTGAATACCGTGCGATATACGGACTTGGCGAGTTGATGACCAGTACGCTCAGCGGAAAAGAGCACTTCACCGATGCAGAAATCGCCAACAAGATAGCCGGACAGATAAGCCAATTGTTACCACTTGACATTTTGGAGGGAGGCGGAGGATTCAAGGCACTTATCCCAAGTTCTGTAAAGCCGTTTGCCGAAGCATACGGATATAAGAAAAGCTGGACCGGCCTACCCTTGTATAAAGACACACCTTATAATAAGGAAATGCCCGAATGGACGAAAGCCTATAAGAGTGCAAACAAATACCTCGTTGACTTGTCCGAGGCACTCAATGAAGTTTCAGGTGGCGACAAATATACGAAAGGCGCGATTGATATCAATCCTGCAAAGGTGGAATATGTTTTGACCGGCTATTTCGGAGGTGTGGCCAATACGATAGACCGGCTTACCAAGATGGGCGAAACCATGATAGGCCAGCGCGAGTATGAGCCACGCAGTTTCCTGATACTGAACCGCATTCTGAAAAACGGTGACGAGCGTACGGAATACAAGGCCGTCAACAATGAGTATTTCCGATTGAAAGAGGAACACGACAAGTTGAGGACACGGCTTAGGAATTACGAGCGTGACACAGATAACGGCGTGTTTGATTATGCAGAGAAGATAGACTACCTCTATAACTCGCCTGAATACAGAAGATATGAAATATTCGAGAATTACCGTCCTGACATTGATGACTTGTATAACTTACTTAAAGAAGCCAATTCCAACGGTGACAAGGAAGCGGTGAAGGACATCGAAGCCCAGTTGAACGAAGTCAAGAAGATGATGATAAAAGACATGAACGATACCCGTAAATAGTTAAACAGCCCTTGATACTTGGAATGGCTACTTTTGCATCAGGCGAGAGCCACTTCCAAGCATCATAAAAAACGAAACGATATGCAGCATACGAATAAGAATACAAGACTGTTCCCGATGAGCCGCATCATGCCGAAACGCGGCGATACGGAGATAGACACCGTGGCGTTCTCGGAAAAGCATTTCGGCGACCGCCGGGCGTTTGACGTGCTGATGGAAGCGCAGCATTACTGGAACCAAATGGACGATTTCCGTCATGACCGGGAGCGCAACAAGCGGTACACCTACGGCAAGCAGTGGGATGACGTGATATGCGTGGACGGCAAGAGCATGACGGAGGAGGACTATATCAAGACGCAGGGAAGCGTGCCGTTGAAAAACAATCTCATACGCCGCCTTGTCCGTAATGTCCTCGGCGTTTACCGCAGCCAAATGAAAGAACCTACTTGTACCGCCCGTGACCGTGACGAACAGAAGTTAGGCGAAACGATGAGCACCATACTGCAATGCAACATGCAACTCAACCGCATGAACGAGGTAAACGCCCGAAGCATGGAGGAGTTCCTGATTTCAGGTTTCATCGTACACCGGAAAAGCTACGGTTGGCGTAACAATAAGGAAGATTGCTGGACGGACTATGTGCAACCCAACAATTTTTTCATTGACAACAATATGCGCGATTTCCGAGGATGGGACGTCACTTGTCTTGGCGAAGTGCATGACATCAGTTTCGGGCAGTTGTGCGAACAGTTCGCCCATACGCCACAAGACTACCGCAGATTGAAGGACATATACAAATGGGCCGCACGAAGAGAGTACATCGCCAGTTATGCCGAACGGTTCGGCTACAGCCGCTTGGAAAACTACGATTTCCTGCTGACCAACGAGCCGGGAAGATGCAGGGTGATAGAAGTGTGGCGAAAGGAGCAGAAGCCCCGTTACCGTTGCCATGACTACCAAAACGGCGACATCTTCAAGATAGACATTGAAGACTACGAGACGGAAGTCGGGCAAGTGAACCGCGAGCGTATGCAGATGGCCAAGTCCGCAGGAATGCCCGATGAGGAAGTTCCGCTGATAAAAGCCACATGGTTTGTGGATGACTACTGGTACTTCTACTACCTCTCTCCGTTCGGCGACATCCTGAAAGAAGGTGAAACGCCATACGAGCATGGAAGCCACCCCTACGTGTTCAAGGCGTATCCGTTCATTGACGGCGAGATACATTCGTTCGTATCAGACGTAATAGACCAACAGCGGTACACCAACCGGCTGATTACGCTATACGACTGGATTATGCGGGCATCGGCCAAAGGCGTGTTGCTGATGCCTGAAGACTGCCTTCCCGACGGTGTGAGCATGGATGACATAGCCGACGAGTGGGCCCGATTCAACGGCATTATTGTGTACAAGCCCTCGACGAGCCGTCAGGTTCCGCAGCAGGTGGCCAATAACTCCACGAACATCGGCATTTCGGAGTTGCTGAACCTGCAACTGAAATTCTTCGAGGACATCAGCGGAGTGAACGGCGCACTGCAAGGGAAACCCGGTTTCTCCGGTCAAAGCGCGGCCATGTACAACCAACAGGTGCAGAACTCGACAATGGCCTTGCTTGACATGTTAGAGTGTTACAGCCAGTTTACGATAGACGGTGCTTATAAGGACGTGAAGAACATGCAGCAGTTCTACGACACCAAGCGAGTGTTCAACATCGCAGGCAAGAGCGGCGCACAGATTGAATACGACCCGAAGAAGATACGCGACGTGGAATTTGACCTTTCCATCACCGAAAGTACTTCGACACCTGCTTACCGCCAGCTTGCCAACGACATATTGATGCAGCTGTTCCAGTCACAGGCTATCAATGTGGAGCAACTGTTGGAATTCGGCGATTTTCCGTTTGCGGACGAACTGTTGCAGAGCATCAAGGCGCAACGTGAACAAATAGAACGTGGCGGCACACCCGACGGCATATCGCCCCAGCTGATGCAACAGGCGCAGCAAGGCGCAAATATGGATGCCGTGAACAGGCTGCACAACGCTATGGTAGCATAAATGACTAACAATAAACAAATAACGATATGGAGAAAAAGACCATTTGTATTGATTTTGATGGAGTTATCCATGATTACAGCAACGGATTTCAGGGAGAGGACGTGTTTGGCGGCATGATTCCAAACGCCAACATCGGCACATCCGTCTTGAAAGAAAAAGGTTGGACTATCATTATTTTCACCACCCGGAAGAAAACAGAGAAGCTGAAAAAATGGCTGGAGGACAACAAAATCGCCTACGACTACATCAATGAAAACCCCGAACAGCCGGAAAGAACGAGCGGCAAGGTGATTGCCGACGTGTATCTTGATGACCGTGGAATCTGTTTCAACGGACGCTGGGACCAATGGCTCATCCGTGAGATTGCGGACTTTGAGCCGTGGCAGAAACGCCAGCAAAAGGAAATGGAGCAATTATCCAATTTCCGGGAGCCGGAAGACAGCATTTGGGATAGAGGCTGTGAGCGGAGGATTAAAGCCAGCTCCTTGTAAGCGAAAGGCGGACAGCACCATTATGGGATGCGTCCGCCTTTACTGCAATCTGTAATCAGTTACGATTCTTTGTACGTTTCTTGTTCGTTGTTTGTTGCTTGCCTACACCGGCCACCTGATACGTGGCAATAGGGTCATTCGTTAAAGTCCGTATGCCCTCCAAGTTCTGTTTACCCTTTGCCGTGTACTTCATTTCTTTTGGATTTCTTGATGCAAGCGTTGTACCAATCAAAATATTGTCGGCGTTTGACACTCTCTATTTCGGGAGATATTGCGCACGAGCCGTTGCGGTAAGGCGTGAAATAGAAACATTCCCGTTCGATGTCGGCGACATACGCCTTGCGCATTATATACCCTTTCTGTTTTAGTTTGCGGAAATTGAACCTATCCATGATGATGAGTTTGCAACCGTCCGCCGATGCTGGCATGACATAATAGCGTTCGCCTGTTTGCTGATGTGCCTCGTCAGCCTTTCTCACTGCCTCCCGTAAACGGAGGGATGCTTTTAACTTTTGAAAGATGTGCATAATGTTAAAGTATTAAATGTTTATATTGTTGCGGCTGAAACCGCTTTTTTCTTCCTTGCCCTCGTTGATAACCTATTCCGCATGATGAACTTGGGAAGTTCCATTTCATAGAAACAGACGTGCAGCCCGATAGCCCGTGTCATGAGCAAGTCATCGTGCTTGCCGACCACCGCGCCGAAAGACCCATTCGGTTTCTTTTCGTAAACAAGATACTCGTCAAGGCAACGCCGGTCACGCTCGATGTAGGCATTCTCACGGATTACCTTCACGAGCGTGGAAATGACCATCGGCTTGGTGGCCACATTCGTGTGGAAGCCGTATTTTGTGGGCAGACCGGCCAAAATGTCCTCCTCAGACTGCTTACGTGCGTAGAGATTCGGATAAACGTTCTTAATCTGATTGAGTATGAACTGCGACTGGTCACCGTCCACGTCACGCTCCTTGTCGTGTGTTTCAAGTGTATTGCTCTCAATGACCAGCAATGAATTGTCGTAAAAAGCCGCTATCTGTGCCGCCTTCCACGCCAGCAAGTCAATGTCGCAGTGGCCGTACCACTGGGCCACAACTACCGGTTTGCCGCCGTCGGCCATGAAAAGGCGGTCGAAAACGACGATTACCGACCAGTCCGCCTTGTTGGAACGACCGCCCACATCGACTACCGTCAGGTAACGGTTGAGCACCTTTTCCGCCTCGTCCACCTCCGGAAGTTCCCATACCCAAAGCATCCCCTGCTTGTCCTCGGAGAAGCGCAGGTTCTTCAACGCATTCTTTCCCTCGTCGGCATCGGCATAGACGTCGCCCACGTAGCGAGGCTCTTTGCAACACTTGTCGAAGTCCTCCACCTTGTATTTGTCGAACACCATCGTGCCGGAATGAACAAACGCCTCAATATCGTCTGACGGATATTCGGAAGCCATGGATGCATGGTCGTTGTATTTGGCACGTTCAAGAACGTACCAATTGATGGCTTCGAGCGTAGCCCCTTTCTCCCACAACGCCCACAGATAGCGTCCGCTCTCCTCGCGGGCAGACGATACATTAGCATTCTCCCTATTGTCATACAGGTTGGCTGCAAAGGCTTTTATGTCAACTATCGGCTGTGAGTATTTCTCAATGTCGAACCACGACACGAACATCGCCTCAAACTGCGAGTCGCCTTTTTTAGCCGCATCGTATTCACGCTGGAAGAAATTACCTGTGCCGTTGGCCGTACTTTCATAAACAATCATCGTGTAAGGCCGGTAGAGGACACCCGAACAGGCGGAACGCACGATGTCCTCCGGCTTCTTGCCCTCCGTGGCTTTCCACAAGCCCACTTCGGAAAGATGCACAAGGCTGTAGTCACCGCCACGGCAACCGTCCGGCCGTTCCGCCGTGCCAATCTTTATCTTGCAGTTGCGTTGCGGCACACGGTAGATGCTGCCCGACTTGCCCACGCCCACCAGTTTCGGCTCATTTTCCTTGTAGGCTTCTCCCAGACGGTGGAGCATTTCGACAGGATATGCCTTGATCATGCGGTCGAACATATCCTTTATTTCGTCAGACCCCGTACCCTGATGTGCGATGATGAGCGAGTTAAGACCCACTTTGTGGATGAGTTGCAGCCACGCCATATAGAGCTGCGAGGTGGTGGAGCCGCCCCACTGGCGAGCCTTAAGCAAGACTATGCGTATGGGCTTCTCCGCCTTGCGTAATCTTTCGAGCCGTGCGACAAACCTACGCTGCGGACGTGTCAGCCGGAAAAGCACATCTTCGCCGCCGTCCTTATTCTTGATGTAAACCTGCGTGGCCGCCCAAAACGGAAAATCGTAACGGAAGCGCAATCGGACAAACTGCTCGATGACTTTCAGGCGATCTGCTTCGTTGTATTCAACCTCCATGCAATCCGTCAGGAACGCACGAACAGAGCCGCACTTGACAAGCTGCGCCACGAGAGGCACTTTCATCATTTCGACCGGCACCCATTGCATTTGAATGGGAAAATCGTCGATTACGATTTTCTTCCGCTCCCCCACCGAGCCATATCCGGTAACAGGGTCGAACTTGGCGTAGATTTCCGCATTGCGCCGTTCGTTTTCTTTGATAATCTCCTTTATGGCCTTTTCCCTTACCGTCATCGCTTTATGTGTATTGGTTTGTTGAGCAAGGCGACCACGAAGCCGCAGAGATAACAGTACAGGTGCAACCAAGCATTGGTATTGGGCATGAAAAATCCGATGCCGATGTAGAAGAGCATCCAGCACTGGTAATACCGCTTACGCAGCACCTCGAACGAGATAGAGCCGAACAGCACGTACACCACACCCGAAAGTCCGACCGTAGGATTGTCAAAAGGCAGGAATCCCCCCAACGTATCAACAGGCACGGTCACGGCTAATAGATAAGCCACGAGCATACGCCTGAAAGAAACATCGTAGGAAAACACCACGGAGAGCAAGCACCAAGCATTGAGTGAGGCATGGAAAACGCCCGAATGGAAGAATGGGTATAAAAACCTTCCGGCCAAAGGGCAATGCGCATAGATGCCGACCGAATGCCAGCCGGCAATGTGGAAGAACGACAAGACCGTCACCAACAGCGCAATTACAACAGCCGAAGCCTTTTCAACTTTTCCTGCACCCATTTCTTACGAGCCTTACAAACCATGATTTTCGCACTTCCCGGAGTGAGATAGAATTTAGGCGCGGGCTGTGCCACGACGATGCTGCAACACGTCCTGATTGTGAGTTCAGGCCGTTTCTTCCGCAAGGCCAACACACGCCTTAAAATTTCCTCGAACATTTCACGTTTCAAAGGGCGCATATCTTTCAGTGGCACACCTCGCAACATGGCGTATATAACCTTAGTTGCCCGTATGTCACTCACCCAAAAACGCTGGGATTGCATATTGACGATAGCGGCATACACATCGGGCATACGGATGTAAGCGCAGGACGAAATGTATTCGTCATACGCCCGCATAAGGTCTTGCATACGCTCCTCGGCGTATTCCATCATCGCTCCGTGGTGCTTCATAATACAGTTTATCTATGTTTCAAAATTAGCGATTGGAGCGTAAAAAGTTATACCTCGCCAATTGGTTTGTTAGCCTAAATTTGCAATGTGACAAATCGCAAAACAATTAAAAATCAAGAATATGCCTGATAAGACAACAGTTAAGAGCAACCGCGAACAATATGCGGAACGGTTGAAGGCCAAATATCCCGACCGTGAATTTGCCGACGATGAAGCATTATGGGGGCAAGCCAATGAAGATTACGACGGTTACGACAAGGAACTGGCCGGATATAAGGAACGCGAGAAAGCGTTTTCCGACCTGTTTACGAGCGACCCCCGGAGTGCCGCTTTTCTGACGAACTGGCGCAAAGGCGGCAATCCTGCCGTTGAACTTGTGCGCATGTTCGGCGACGATTTCGTGGAGGAGCTGAAAGACCCGGCAAAGCAGGAAGAACTGGCCAAGGCCAGCAAAGACTATGCGGAGCGCGTAGCCAAGGAAAAAGAGTTCGACGAGCTGTATCAAAAGAACATATCCGAAACGCTGAACACCCTTGAAACCATGCAGCAGGAAGACGGTGTGAGCGATGACGAGATAGACCGTGCCATGGAGTTCCTCGTAGGCATCGTAAAGGACGGCATTGTGGGAAAGTTTTCTCCTGAAAGCATACAAATGGCATTCCGTGCCATCAACCATGATTCGGACGTGGCCGTAGCCGCAAGAGAGGGCGAGTTGAAAGGGCGCAACACCCGTATTGAAGAAAAACTGCGCAAGAAGCAACGCAGCGACGGCACCGCCAACCTTGACGGAAAGAACGGAGGCGGCGGAAAGGCAAGGGATATGCCCGACTTGGGCGCATTGAACCGTTACGATGACGGAGGGCAGACCATTTGGGAGCGCGGAGGAGAAAAGCGCAGACCGGCACGGTAAGTTAAGAATTAAAAGTTAAGAGTGAAGAATGAAGAATTTATAAACAACAATTAAAACCCCAAAAAGATGAAGACGTTAAAGAAAAGTACAAGTTTTCTGTATCACGTAATGCTGACGCTGTTGGCTATCGTGATTGGCGCAGCGAGCGGTGTTACGATGGCCGCAGCGAGTGACTTGCCCGACGCAGGAAAGACCAACGCCGGTGCAGACGCTGACGGAGGCAATGACCCTACCGCCGGTATCGCCACCGAAACGCAAGGAAGGACGGACAGCGACCCCGATTTTTACATGGCGGACGTGGACAAGCGCATTGTCAAAATCCGCCCTATGGCAAGTCCAATCGACCAAATCAGCCGCTATGCGAAATCGACCAGTTGCGACAGCTTCGAAGTGAAGTATTACAGCGTTGGCACGAGGGAAATCAAGTGTATGACAAGCGATGCCGTCACCGCCATGTCGAGCGGAGCAAGTACGAAGCTGCCTGTAAGCGACCCCAACATGTTCACGTTGGACGATACTATCCGCGTAGTAGGTGTTAAGGGCGTGACCAATCCCGACACCGGCCAGGCATACGAAAAGGACGACCCCAACACGCCCGACCTTGTGCTGTGCGTATGCGGAAAGGATGCCACGACCAACATGCCCACCGTATATGCCGTGAACGGCGCGATGGACTCGTCGAGCAAGCAGCCGATATGGGTTCCTGCCATTCCGAAGAGCACCGTATTGGTGCGCATGGGCAAAGCCTGCGGCGAGCTTGACGTGCAGACAGGACGTTTCAACAACATCCCGATGCCCGAAACGCAGTACTGCCAGAACTTCATGATTCAGATTGAGCAGTCCACGTTCGACAAAATTGCCAAGAAAGAAGTGAATTGGAGTTTCTCGGACATTGAGGAGGACGGAATCTATGACATGCGCCTCGCGATGGAGAACACCTACCTGTTCGGCGTGAAGAACCGCATCAAGCACGTTACTAAAGACGGCATGATGACATGGTTCACCGGAGGTTTGTGGTGGATGGCCGGAAAGGACATCGAAGTTGGAGAATGGGATGCGGAGAAAGAATGCGCCGTTATCTCTGATGACAACCTCGTAGATATTACGAAAGACCTGTTTGTCGGCACGGGCATAGGCAACAAGCGCAAGATTCTGTTCTGCGGTTCTGAAATGCTCTCGGCTTTCTCGAAAATCAAAAGCGAGAAGTTCCGCCTGAAAGACACGGTGGAAGTATGGAACCTGAAGTTCAAGAGTTGGGACACCGACTTCGGCGAGGTGCTGACCATCCACCACGAACTGTTTGACATGAACGGCATGAGCGACTGCGGCTTTGCGATGGATCCCGAATACCTGTCGAAAAAGACCCATGTAAGCTGGGCGCGCAACGTGCTTGACTTGCAGAAGGCCGGAATCCGCCGCACGGATGCCGTAGTAATTCAGGAAGTGAGCTGCCTGTACCTGCGCTACGCAAAGGCACACGCCCGAATGAGACTGGCAAAAGCACCCACTACGGACGGAGGCAGCAGTGATTCCGGAGATTAAACAATATGTAGTAATTCAGGGAGGTTTTTCCCTCCCTGAATAAACCTTTCAAAAAGGATAGTAGTATGATAAAGCAATATAAATCAAAGACCGCAATCAGCGTCAATGTCGTACTGCCAAGCAAAAAGAGCATACACATTGCATTTGCCGCCCAGTCGGACGGTAGCAGCGTATATGTGACCGACAATGCCAACATCCAGTATGCGTTGGAGCACCACTACAAGTATGGCAAGCTGTTCAGGCTCGTGGACGCAAGGGATGATAAAGAGGAGACCGAAAGCCACAATCCCGAAACAACGGATGAAAAGCCGGAGAGCAAAATACGCAAGGTGAAGATGAGCGACATTGCCGCCGCCAAGGACTTTTTGGCCGACACGTTCGGCATCAGCCGCACGTCGCTACGTTCGGAAAAGTCCATCATGGAAGCCGCCAAAGCCCATAACATTGAATTTGAAATAGGTTAAGATAAAATCATATCACATCATGATAGTACAAGCGGAGAAAATGGCCAAGGACGTGCGTATCGCCGTTGACATGAACCACGACAGTACGCCGTTGCTCTTAGAAGATGACATTGACACGATAAGTTTCAACGACATCATCTATGCCAAACTGACGGACGCTGTACGCATGGTGGAAATGGAAGCCCCCCTGCACCTGCTGGAACAAGGACACCAGTTCGGTGAAAACATCGTATGGGGCGATGGCGGCAAAGGCTGGTTAATACTGCCCGATGACTTCATGCGCCTTGTCGTGTTCAAGATGAGCGACTGGCATCACAGCGTGTCGGAAGCCATCACGCAGGATGACCCGAAGTATTCGCGTCAATGGTCGAAATGGAAAGGCGTCTGCGGCAATCCCGAAAAGCCGGTAGTGGCCATCGTGAACCGTGCCGAGGGGAACGTATTGGAATTTTTCTCCTGCAACGATGACACCGCCACTGTGGAACAGGCCGTTTACATACCCCTTCCACGGATAGACCTTGACGGAGGAATCGACGTAAGCGAGAAATGCTATAAGGCCGCAGTTTACCGGGCAGGAGCACTTGCCCTGTCGAGCATCGGCGACCAACTGGCCACAACTATGGTAGAACTCAGCAAGTCATTGCTGGATTAAAAAGAGAAGAATATGAGCAGCCTCAACAATGAAGCCATACAAGGAAATTTATCGGTGAGCCGCGACCACGTTGTCGGCGGACACCTGAAAGCGCGCGGAAATTCCCAGTTTGACCACAACGTGGTAATTAAGGGATGGCTCGACGCGAAAAACATCAAAGGACCGTGCAAGGGGCTGTATGCTTCCGAGGAAGCATTGAAGAAAGCATATCCCAAACCCATGCCCGGCTGGTATGCCCTTGTAGGCGACACCCTACCAGCCGATGTGTACCGCGTGGATGGCGGCGAATGGGTGGCTACCGGCGAGAAAGGCGGCGAGGTGAACCTATACCTTGACCAGCTTGAGCAAGACGTGGCCGACCTTGACGATGAGGTGAAGGACATCCAAGAGCTTATCGGGAACGGATTGCTGGTTGCAGGCAGCGTACAGTTTAACGCTACGGCTACGGCGGTAACCCTAACATACAAGCTGCGCAAGTCTGACGGAACGGAAACGCCGTACAACGTGACCGTTCCCATTGTCACTGCGGAGAAAGCCGGTATGATGAGCGCAGCGGACAAACAGGCGTTAAACAATGCAGGAACAAACATCACCAAGCTGAACGAGGCATTGAACAACGAGATTAAGGCAAGAACCGAAGCCGACAAGAAACACTCCGAAGACATCACCGAACTTGAACAAGCCGTGTGGCCACTGACTGTATCGCTCAATGCCACCCCGACCATTGCCGAAGTAGGCGTAAGTACCAAAATAGAACTTGCATGGAACGTGACACGAAGAGGAGGCGATGTTGCGGACGAGAGCGAAATGACGCTGAACGGTGAAGAAGTGTTTTCGACGGCAAAGGATGTTACCATCAATGAAAGCACCCCCAAGACACTTACCTACACACTGAAAGCGACCTACGAAGGAATGACCGAAAGCGCATCAAAACAGGTGAGCGTGGTATATCCGTCTTATTTCGGCAGCGTAGGCGCGGACTGGACACCCACGGAAACAACCGTCAGGGCATTAAGCAAATCCTTGCAGACCTCACGGGCATCCACCCATACGGGCATAAGCACTTCGAACGGAAAGATAGCCTACTGTTATCCGGCATCGTTCGGGAAGTTGACGAGCGTGAAAGACGGAAACGGCTATGAAGTGATAGACAGTTATACCCTGTGGACGGTGAACGTAGGCGGAGTAAGCTACAACTGCTATTTATTGACAACCCCGGTAACCTCGTCAGGCGTTACCCAAATATACAAATAAGCTATGGCCGGAATACAACTTATAGACACTTTCAAGTATTCGGGAAAGAAGTTCTTGGACTTGCGTCAGTCATGCGCAACACTTGCAGAACTCAAAGCGACCGTTGAGACCAGCATACCTGACGGATTCACTAAATACTGCACAGAAACCAATTGCTGGTATGAGTATAACAGTAAAAATGAAGAATGGGAGGATACAGGACGCTGGCGAAAAGCTTCACCAATAAGCGAATTTCTCTCAATGGAATATATTTTTGCCATTGTTGATTTTGAAGATAATTTGCTTTTCGGTATCCGTAACGACGGAGAAGTGGTTTACAACAAGGGTATGAGCGATGAGGTACGTGTCAGGCTTGACGAATTGAGGGGAATACGGACCATGCACAACGAAAACCTTGTGTTTGCCATTACCGACGCTAACGGGAATGTGCTGTTCGGAATAAACTGCAAAGGCGAGATAATATATGACAAAGGCGTACCAGGAGAGGTAAAGCCCATACTGGAGCGGCTCAACCGCGACCTGAAACGGACAATGGAGCGCATGAGTGAGGCCGAATCCGTCATAAAAAAGATGAAGGAACGGCTTCAAGAACTTTCCGGTTACACGCTCATGGAAGATGAGAACTTCATATTCGCCATCACCGACCCTTACGACCGTTTGCTGTTTGGCATAGCCCATGACGGCAAGGTTGTTTTCGACAAGGGAGTACCGGGCGAGGTTCAGGCAAGATTTGAAGAACTTAAGGGCTATCAAATCATGCACGATGACAACTATCTGTTCGCTTTGACTGACAAGTTTGGAAATGTATTGTTCGCCGTAAGGTATGACGGTTCAATCGTGATGCCGAAAGGAATCGTGCGCGTATTGACCTTTGAGGAATATACAAAAGAGCCTTATACTCCCGACACTCTCTATGTCATACAAGGCAAAAAAGGGCGCATTGAAGGAGCTTTCATAAACGGAAGAGCCTTATCAGCCGGAGAAGAATATGCATTCATGTGCGATGCCAACCTGCTTGTTTATCATGGCAGTATGACCGTTTTGCCCGAAATATGGATAGACCACGAAGAAATGCGATTGATGGTAGAATACCCGTCATCCTATTCAGGGCCAATCTTCCATGTAGAGGACGGCATGTTGTTTTTAATTTAAGTATCACCAATAACAGTAATCAAGATGAGCAAATCATTAGGAACAATCGGCTTCCGCAAACGTGGAGATTGGAAGCCAAACGAAAAGTACCGCGCCGATGATGCCGTCAACTACGGACGCTCCTTGCTTTACGCCAAAGTTGACCATACGAGCGGTGACGAATTTGAACCTGACAAATGGGGATTCATCGCCGACGCAACAGGCGTAGAAGAAATTGCGGAGCGTGCCGAAGCCGCCGCCACACTTGCCGAAACCAACGGAACCGAAGCAGGATTGCAGGCTCAAGCCGCAAAGAAAGCAGCGGAACAGGCAACAGAGCAAACTGAAGCGGCAAAAGCCGCCACAGGTATTTTCACGGAAAATTTCAAGTTCGTTGAAAGCGATGACTTTCTTTATGCCATTGCGGATAACCTTGGCAACCTACTTTGGGGCATACGAAAAGACGGTTCAGTATTCCAGCCACGGGGCATATCAGAAGAAGCCCGGAAACGCCTTGAGGAATTATCCGGATTGCAAATTGTAGAAGATGACAACTACATATTCGCAATAACGGACTCCGATGGTAACTTGCTTTTTGCCATAGACCGCAAGGGAGGCAGTGTAATCAACAAACTCAGCGGCGTATGTTCGATTGAGCAGTATGAGGGCAGCGAATACATATTCTGCGTGATGGACAGTGCGGACAACCTTTTGTTCGGCATTAAACGTGACGGAAGTTTCGTCACATCGAAATTCGAACTTCCTTCAGACATACTAAAACAGTTGAAGAAATTGTCGGCAAACGGTATGGAAACGGACGAGCAAGACCAAGAATTCATTTATAAGATACTTGACAAGGACGGCCTTATCGTATTTGCTGTAAAATGGGACGGTACATCCTATATGCCTAAAGGCATACCCGAAGAGCAAAAAGCGGAAAACCGCAAATTGAACCGTAAGTTAAGCGATTTGGAAAAATCGATTGCAAATTTCACAGGAGGAACAGGCGATTGGAGCGACGCCTCATATATGCAGGTTCCGCTTCCACGCTGTGCGAAGTTCAACATCCTGTCTGACAGGATGCCGACAGCGAAAAGCGGACTTGGCACTCCCGGTGTCACTTGTGATATTCCTTGCCAAGTGGAATTTTGGGATATGCAGGGCAACTATTTCAAGAAATGGGTGCTTTTGTCAGCACAAGGCAATTCCAGCATGGCATTCACGAAAAAGAACCTTGCCATGGACTTTTACGTCACTCGTGAAGATATGCTCAATGACGATGAGAAGTTCAAGATGAAGTTCGGTGACTGGGTAGCCCAAGACAGTTTCCACCTGAAAGCCTATTACACCGATACATTCAGAGGCGTAGGCGCATGTAGCTACCTGTTGTATGAAGAAATGGTAAAAACGCGCAATATCAAAGACAACCGTCCTTACAAGGCCGCTTTCACAGGCGACTACGGCACCAGCGAACAGGGTGTTGACAGCATTGACGACTTGGACAAGAATTTCGACACTGGTGCAAAATGCTTCCCGATGCCATTTCCTGTGATTGTATATCAAAACGGAGAGTTCTACGGCATCTATTCATGGCAGATGAAGAAAGACCGCGACAACATGTGGCAAAGCAAGAAAAAGGCCAAGCACGTACATTTGGACGGAACTCTCGGCGCAGACACCATTTGGGGAGGAAACATCAACTGGACCGCTTTCGAGGTGAGAAATCCCAAAGACCTCATTGACATTGACGGTGAGGACTATGACGGCGACCACCCCAAAGAGCTTACAGGTGACATTGAGGTTGACGAGAAAACGGCAGAAGTAAAGCAATACATCATTGACCTGAGCGGCCGTATCGCAGAACTGAAAGCAGCAGAAAGCGCAAAGGAAGTATCAACCATCCAAAGCGACTATAACACGATCACAACAAATAATACGCATACGTCATCCACCGGATTGAACGTACTGCGCAGCGTGGCATTCATCGGTAAAGACGAATGGCTGGTATATCTGACAAAGGACGAAACCGGTACCAACGACAGCAAACTGATGAACTACTACACCGAACGCCTAAATACGGCTAACGGCGTAGCAGCCTTTGCCCAGAAATACCCGGAAATCAGCGTTCCTAATTATGCCGCAAAGGTATGGGAAGACAGCGCACTTGTCAATGAAAGCGTGTGGAATACATTGTTGGCACAAGCAGGACTTGACGGCTATACGCTTAACTTCAACGGCAATACGGGAAATGTTTATCCGACAGGCAAGGAAATCTCCCTTGCTTCTCCGACTGACGAATACCCATACCTTAAAATTGTCAAGGCTCACGACCTCATTTCAGCAATGGAAGAATACCTTGCCACAGCCAATGAGGAAATGAGGACACTCATCGGGAAATACTTCATGCCTTCATTCATGGTTGACTATATCCTTGAAACCAACCTTGTAAGCGACGGTGACGGTTACAACAAAAACTGGCAATGGACCACATGGGACGGTGAGTTGTGGACAGCCAATCCATACGACCACGACGGCATTTTCGGAGCATACCACATAGGAAACTTTGTAAACAGCCCCGGCAGCGGATGGTTGGGAAATTCAACGAGCATACCATCGGGGTGGATAATCAAGTATTTCATGCCCGAACTGAAATCCCGCTATGCGGAACTGCGTACAAAGGGGATATTCGATGCAGCCCATATTGCCGGAATCATAATGGACTGGTGCTTGCGCATAGGCTACGACAACTTTGAATCGGAATACGAGCGTTGGCCGGAATCCCCCTGCAACCGTCCAAGCCTGATAAACAGTGATAACTGGACGCGAAGCACCAGCTATGTATCATCCACATGGGCTGAAGGAACGACCTATTCAAAAAACGGAACGTGTAAAAAAGGCAGTAAAGTATATAAAAGCCTTATGTCGGGGAATATCGGCAACGACCCCGAAACAGACGATGGTACGCATTGGGAAGATGTCACATACGATGAGGCCAAGAGCTATGCCGAAAATGAAGTATGTTATTACGGAAAAACAACGTTCTACGGCTTCAAATGTATCTCCCCATGCCAAGGCATACCACCGTTGAGCGGCTTCTACACAATCTATCCTTATGAACTCGGTCATTACGACAGCGTTTACAGGGTGCAGAATTGGCTTGAGCAGCGTATCAAGTACATGGACACATTACTTGGTTACACATCGGCATCAACAAACAAGGAATAACAAGAGAGAATGACTAATCGATTTATCAACGTCCAAAAAAACAAGATTATGGCAAAAGGATTGAAAATTCAACTTCCTTCGGCAGTCACAGACGCAGAGGGATTGCACAAGCTCGAACATTATTACGGTATCGAGTTCACGCGCGGAGCGAGCAACGGCGGCGGCGACAACGGCTACCACAAAATGATTGGCGATGAAACGCTATTGAAGGAAATGCGTTTCCATAACCAAATGAAAATTGTAACCGTCGGCAAGGACGCAGCCATTAAGAGTACGCTCAACCAAGTGAACTGGAACAAAATGGACAGCGGCGATGCTTCTGTCATTGACGGCAGCGATGACACGGATGTAATCCAAGCACACACCAAGAACGTGTACGCCATCATAGGCGGAACAAACCCGACCTACGAGCGTTACATCGTGTCAGACCAGCCTTTCACCTATGACGGGGACGAAGCAAAAGAGTATCTTGCCTACGGTGAAACTCCCGACTACGTTACATTGCTGAACGGTGTAGTGCGTTCAATTCGCAATGATGACGTGGACGGAACCCACGGAGCAGGAAACGGAACGAACCACAGCAGCGCAGGATATGGCACGGCAGAAGCCGGCGGCTACCCAAAAACACAGTTAAGCCGTTTTGCGTTCGAGCAATATGCAAGAGCAAAAAACACCGACCCGAACAGCAACCTTCCGTATATGAACATCTGTAATCAGGATGTCGAATTGACACAAGCATTCATGTTCATCGAGTTCAGGACGAAACAGCTCAACGGCATACTCGGTCACGGCATGTCAACCGTCTCCATACCCACGAAAGAAACTTGGGGAAAAGTGAGCGGCTTCCGTATCACTACCGACAACGGTGCTACATATAAGTATGTAGGACTTGGCACGAACCTCTACCTCAACAGTTCAACAACAGGCACTACCATGTGGGCAATCCTCAACGGCTCATGCCCGCTGCTCAAGATGTTCGAGGCACAATTGGCCGTATCAAACGGTGACACGCTTGAAGCCGTGAACAACTCGGACGGCGAACCGGTACAAGGCTTGTCTGACGGCGTAATGACAGGTATTTGGACAAAGACGTTCTCATTCAAGGTGAACGCTTCGCTCACATCCGGCGGCGCTCCTGAACTGCTCAGCGTGGATGCTGTATTGCGTGTTCCCGTATGGCGCGGCAGAACACGCCTGTGGGGAAACTGCTCACAATGGTACAGTGGTTATGAACTCCTGCGTTACCTTGACGAAGGTGGTCTGACCCATCACAAGATTTACCGCTCGCCCAGCGTGGAAGCATTGGTAAAAGACAGCGATGTTACAGACAAGACGGAAGAAGGACAGTTTGAATTCGAGAAAAAATACAACTATCTCGGAGAATTGCCTACCATCACCGTAGATGCCGGATATTGGGCAAAAGAGACCCATAAGGACGGCGACATATCCACTCCATTGGTAAAGACCGGCGGAGGCGCACTCAGCACCTACGAGAGTGCATTCTTCTGGGCGCAGAAACACCCCACAGCAGGTACGTACTCCCGTCGTGGTACTCTCTTTGGCGGCTATGCGAACGAGAGTCTTGCCGCCCTCCGTTTCGCGACTTGCTTCAATTCGCCCTCGCTTGCGTTCACGAACCTCGGTTCCGGCTTCCGTGTGGAGCTTTCCGACTGACGAACGGCGAAACCCAAGACGAAAACCGAAAACCTACCTCTCCGCTCCGGCGGAGAGGTCTTAAACCGAAAACGCAACCCAAGCCTAAACCGAAAGCCGGACGTGGCTGTAGGGAGGACAACGATTTCAAAATTAAAATTAGAGAATATGGAAAGACAAATTTATTTTGCAGAGAAGCCCCAGCCTTTAGAATGGGGAGAAAAAAGAATAGTTCCTCTGAACATTAATGAGGAAGTGACCGTAGGCAGCGACGGTGCCATGCGAAAAGGCTACCGGGCCGACCTTGTGCCGAAAGTGAAGCAGCCGCTGACGGTTGAAAACATTGTTGACGCGGCCATCGCCGCAGAATACAGCGAAGATGCGTTGAAGCGCATCATGCGCAACTTGGCCAAAAGCGATGACGCGGAAGTGGAGAAATACAAATCTTTCGTGAAAGAAATCACCGAAGCGGCCAAGGAGGCAGGTTATGAATAAAAAGTAGAGTTGTCGGGAAGTCCTGAAACGGGATGACCATTCAGGACTTCCCTCTCTTACTCCGGCAACGGTTGTCTGTGTAATCGTGGTACTCACTTTGGCGGCAATGCGAACGAGAGTAATGCCGCCCTCCGTTACGCGAATTGCAACAATTCGCCCTCGAATGCGAACACGAACATCGGTTCCAGCTTACGTGTGAAAGCAAAAAAACAGAAAGAGTACATTCACAGAGACCCCACCAGCATGGTGAAAAACGACAGACAAGACAACGGGAAGGTTATCAATTAACATCCACAGACGAGGTTGTCCGCTTATTAGTAAACAACCGTTTGTATGGTTGTTGGAAGTTAGCGAAAAAGGCTCACACGGGCACTTTGGTAAAAATAGTAATGCACAAAGTAGCTATCAATGAAAAGATTGAAGAATGTTTGGAGTAAGATATGTGACGAATCACTTTTGAGGGATGCCATCTTGAACGCCTCGAAAGGCAAGATGAAATACCGCAAGGTAAGAAGGAAGGTGAAGCGAGTGGACATATACGCCAAAAAGCTATCGGACATGCTTGCAAGCGGTAAATTCACTCCATCGCCTTACAAGGTGGACAAGATAAAGACAGAATACGGCAAGGAAAGGGAGATATTCAAGTTGCCGTTCTACCCGGACAGATGCGTACAACACGGCATAAGCATAGTAATGCGTCCGAGATGGGACAAAAGCCTTACGGCGGACACATACGCCTGCCTGAAAGACAGAGGAATAAACTGCAAGAAACGAAGATTCAACCTGAACCGCAAGGTAAGAAGTGCCATACGCAGCTATAAGCATAGGAAAGTGTATGTACTGAAGATAGACGTAAAGAAATGTTATCCAAGCGTTGACAACGCCATACTTGCCGAGCGATACAGAAGGTATTGTGCCGACCCGTCGATGTTACGCCTTATGGATGACATCAACCATAACGGCAAAGGACTTCCGATAGGCAATTTCCTCTCGCAACTGTGGATAAACATCTACTTGGCACCATTGGACAGGTTTGTGAAAGAAGTGCTTAAAGCAAGACACTACTTCCGCTATATGGATGACATAGTGATACTCTGCGAGGACAAGGCGACACTGCACGAATGGATGTGGAGAATACAAAATTTCCTTTGGTATGTGTTGCACTTGGAACTTAACTCTAAACGTCAGATATTCCCTTTGGGGTACAACCTGACGGAAAGAGGGCTGGACTTTGCCGGTTATGTGTTCCGTCATGACAGCACGATGGTAAGAAAACGCATCAAGCAAGCCTTTGCACGGAGAAGGCACAAGCCAAAGAGCATACCAAGCTATATGGGTATCCTGCAACATTGCGATTCGAAAAACTTAGTAAACAAAATCGTAAAAAGAGACAATGACATGGAATTATCAGAACTGTTGAAAAGAAAGATTGAACGTCCGTTCGAGGGCGACAACATAAAGATAGAGGCCATTGTTGACCGGCCGATTGAAGTGTTGGACTTCCAAGTGCGGCCCAGCGAGAAGAAGCCGAACACCGACTACCTGAAGATGCAGATACGCTTCGAGGGAAAGAAGCGTTTTGTAGGCGGCGGTTACCAATTCCTGTGTGAAGTGTTGAAGCAGATAGACAAGAGCAACCTTCCGTTCAACACCATTATCCGCAACAAGCGCGGGTATTACTTTGAGGGTACAATAGACGAGGAATAAGACCATGTTGTTTGACCATGATTCTGTAATGGAAACTGGCACGAGAGCCGTAGGCATATCCCTGTTCGGCAGCGAGCTGGTAAGCGTGATGACGGACGCACGCTGGATGCTGCTTGCCATCACCATTTGCGTAATGGCGGACTTCCGCTACGGTTGGGGAGAGAGCAGCAAGCGATACAAGCGGGCTAAGGAGAAAGGCGATAAAATCGTCATGGCGCAGTATAAATGGCGCACGTCAAGGGCAATGCGCCGGACGGTGAACAAGCTCATTGATTACTTTATGTGGGTAACGTTGGGCATGTTCTTCGGCTGGGCGATACTGAAACCGTTGGGTGTGGATCACGTTATGGGCGGAGTCGTCGCCACGGCTGTTGCCATAGCGTGTGAGGCAAAATCTTTCTGCGGCCACTTCTTCTACCTGCACGGAATAAAGATAGAAGAAAAGTCGGTGAAAGGATTTCTACGTGCTTTTGTAGTAGCCTTTGCCAAGCGAAAGAACGAGGACTTGGGCGAGGCTTTGGAAGAGGGATTTAACAGTAACGATAAAACAGAAACGAAATGAGAAGTATCAAAAGGATTTTCGTGCATTGCACGGCAGGGAGCCAGCGTCAGACGGTGGCAGACCTTCAGGCAGAGTTCAAGCGTAAGGGATGGAAACACCCCGGCTATCACTATGTGGTTCAGTCTGACGGGAAAATCACCCAGTTGCTCGGCGAACAATTCGTGAGCAACGGCGTGAAAGGCTACAATTCGACGGCCATCAATGTGGCCTATATGGGTGGCATTGACGCAGAGGGAAAGGCCACGGACAACCGCACGGACGCGCAGAAAGAGAGTCTGCGGAAGCTGCTGAAACTGCTGAAAAGCCGTTACCCCAAAGCGGAGATAATGGGACACAGGGACATCAGTCCGGACACGAACGGCAACGGAAAAGTGGACAGTTGGGAAAGGATTAAGGAGTGCCCCTGCTTTGACGCTAAGGAAGAGTATAAAGAGATATGAGAGCACTGGGAAGAATGGGGCAAATGAGCCTGATCACGTTGGCTGTTATGGCGGCTATCCTATTGGCCGGATGCAGGAGCGTGAAGTATGTGCCGGTGTACATACAGAACGACAGCACGGAAACCCACGTAAAGACTGTGACGGAATACGTTAAGGACACGTTGCCCGTCAAGATACCTGCACAGACGGCAGAACGGACAACCGCCGACACAACGAGCCATCTTGAAAACGACTATGCAGAAAGCTACGCACGTATCAATCCGGACGGAACGCTGTACCACAGCCTGATGACGAAGCCACAAGACTTGGAGGTGGAGTATGACAAGCCCATACAGCGTACGGACAGCATCGTCAACAGGAAAGGCACGACCACCGTTGTACGCACCGTGGAAGTGGAACGCGAACTGACGTGGATAGAACAGGGGCAGATATACGGCTTCCGCATATTGGCCGTACTTATCACCGTATGGCTGATATGGAGGTACAGGAGCAAGATAACAAACCTAATACGCAAACTGATATGAACGAACATGTATTAAAGATAAAGAAAGAGGACGTGTATAACGAAGTGGCCAAAACCACCTCGTACACCGGTGCCAAAATGGAGGACGATGCGGCATACGAGCGCATCTTCACCACTGCGGAAGACAAGACCATGCTGGAGAGGTTTTGGAACGAGAGCAAGAACGCCATTGCCGGAAGCCTGAAAAAGTTTCTTGCAAGCGAAACGGAAACGGACGGCACCTATACGCTGACTTTGGAACTATCCGCCTCGTTTGACGATAGCCTGTTGGAAAGCATGGAGCGCAGCCTGTTCAGCTTCTTTGTGATGAACATCACCGCCAAATGGTACACGTTCACCAACAAAAATGAGGCAACCGACTATGCGGCAGGAGCGGCCACGAACTTGGAGGACATCATGCGCAAGGCTTTTTTCAAGAAAAAGCCCCGGAGACCGACATACAACTAAGTTAAGAGTTAAGAATTAAAATTTACGACTATGGCTGAGAACAAAAAGACACTGACAGTCACCCAAGAGGTGAAAGAACTGATGTATGACATCATGAACAAAGCCTACCTGACCGGTCAGGCACGAGAAGCCGGAGGAATGACCTATGAGGCCAGTTCGAACATGCAAGCCTCTGAGGACAACGAGAACAGCTACCAGTTGAGGCGCAGCCTTGCCAACGCATTCAGCAGCCTGAAAAGCCTGCTCGGTGAATACTTGGACGAGGACAAGACATCCTCAAACGACCGTATTCCCACAGAAATTGACAATGACGGGCAACTGGTATTGGCATTCAAACTGCCCTCGAACTACAACAACGCATCGGCAGACAGCCTCGGCAACGGCATACACGCCTACTTGGTGGACATGGCCCTGTATGAATGGTTCACCATCACGAACAAGGCGGACGCACAGGACTACCTGAACCACTCGACGGCCAGCCTTGAAACGGTGAAACGCGCTTTGTACAAGAGAAGCCGCCCGACACGTCCGACATACAATTAAGTGAAGAGTGAAGAATTATGGTGTACTGCTGCGGAAAAGAGCCAAAACATAAGGAAGCGACCTTGACCTTCAAGCGAGCCGAACTAATCTACGATGCGAGCAACTACTCGTTCGTAGAGGCGGACATCATGCCGGAGGGTGACGAATGCAGACGGCATCAAGTGTTCGACATCGGGCAAGCAGGTAACGTGGACCGGGTGACAAGGGTGCTGAACACCGCCCATGCGGAATGCGTGGAAATGCTCTATCCCTACACGAAAGAGGAGATACCCGACGAGCAGGAGGCATTGGACGATGTACTGAAAGAGCCTGAAACTTACGAAATAAAGCTGACATTGCCGGAAACATTCTCACTGACCACCCTACGGCTGCTGGAAGAGCTGATACACGAATACTTGGTGTGTAGGGTGCTTGCCGACTGGATGAGCATCACCAATCCGGAGAGCGAAGCAAACTGGCAACGGAAGTTCACCACGCTACGTGAAAAGATACGGACGGCATTGGTGTCAAGAACCAAGATGATAAGACGGAAACTATCACCGTTTTAGGATTGTTATTACCAAATAAGCAAGAGCCGAGGTGCATCACGCATCCCGGCTCTTTCGTTACAATCTAATTAACCTTAAAAACTAAACTAACCTATAAACAATACGTTTCATCGCGGCTTATTGGTGAACCGTGGCGTGAACTGTACGGAACAACCATAGGCGGACTCAGCCTTGTCGAACTTGCAGATGAGCGCAAGGCGGAAATACTTATATGGAGATCCACGGAATCCACGCAGATACTTGTCTGTGCTGCTCCACAGAATATGCCAGTCAAAGAGGTTACGAGAACCGTAGAGTACTTGGCACACATGGCCGCTCCGGAAATATCCACGTTGGATAACTGTGTCTATCGTCTTGAACACATCGGGCTGCCCCAGCTTGAACGGACGGGTGACGATGAGAGCCGTTATGCCTTCCGCATCGGAGGTGGAGAAATTGACCAACTTATTGCCGGACACCATGGCGAGCGCATCGGGATAAGCATTCACATTGTCCGTGATTTCGCTGTGTATCATGCCCCATGCTTTAGACTTCAGGGAATAGACATAGGCGTAGCTGACAGACGGATTATAAACGAGGATGCGTTGCCCGGTGTAATCGTAAATCATGCGGCATCCGACAAGGAACTCACGGAACGGAAGCAGCGAAGCGTTTTCAAGCGTTATGCGTTCCTGCTCATCGGCAAACTGATTGAACACACCGACGAGTTTATCAGCGGTGGGCAAATCGGAGAATGAAAAAAGGTCGCGGCTGTTGATGCTTTCGGACAGGCAGACGGTTTCCGAACCGCTGATGAGCATTATGCCCCGGTCGGTGGCAAAGAGAACGGCACTATCAATTTGCGTGATGCTATCGGGATTGATGCAGACATCGCGCGTGATTGGCTGTTTTGCCGAATAGGTGCCAGTGTCCGATACCTCCAACGCCCAAACGCCATCAGTGGAAAAAGCGTAGAGGGGAAACTGACCGAACTGGCCCTGCGAAAGAGCCTTGGCCGCAGAAATGATGCCGAGAATTATACCTGTGCCAATGGTATTGATACCCAGCACTGGGAAGTAGAACGGATTATTTACCTCGGATGTATAGATTTTGTTGGGTACGTCAATGGTGCGTTCGGCCAATGTGGACACACCGAAAGAAGAGTACTTTTCATTCTCACTGACGTTTATTCCCTCCCAGCCTCCGAAGTAATAAGCACCGTTTAGCGTGGGATGAGGCTCAAGAGGAACTTCATAATAGGTTGAAAGATATTGGTTAATTTCAAGCACCGCCTTATACGCATTGGTATTCGGATAGAAGAGCCAAAGGTATGGCGTATTAAGTCCGAAACTGCCCACATCGCCACGAACCACAATGTCACGACCATCTTGCTTGATGAAATAATAGACTAATACGGAAACGCAATAATCCACACTTTCAATCGGCACATCCGTAAAGTTATGCACGTTGCCATCCGTAAAAGAAAACATCGCAGCCGCCGGAAAACCTGTAAACAACTGTTTTTTCAGGTTGGCTATATTGAAGCGTGAATTATAGTTGTAGGAATACTTCGGTATAAGCAAGTCGTGGCTGTCGTAATCATCCGTCATGACTTCACGAGTGACCAATGATTGCAGATATTCCTTATTGACAGGAATAATGGTACGTTCGGTTTTCAAATCGGTCACGTTGACAGACTTCAGGAAATAGAACAGGTGATTGTCCGTGATGTCGCCCTTAATCGCATCGCCGTCACGCTGGGGCAGCATTAACCGCCATGCCGGGTATGTCAACTTTTCAGGCTCGAATGTGAATGCATACAATTCGGAAAACCGTGACTTCTGATAACGTATAGGAAATTTTGTCGTATCTGCCTTTTGCCCGACATTCTTACAAATAGAATAACAATCCGAATAATCAGTGTACAGAAACCTCGTACACTCCCCATTCTGATTGTATGTATAAATAGGCGCAGAAACGAATATATCCACCGACTTGATGATGTCATTCCAGTTTTCGAGTTCGGTTATAGCCGTATCTTTAGTAACCGCATAGTCAAGCTGGTGAAACATTCCGGCAAGGCGCAGCGTAGCCTGATTGATAGCCGTAGAAGTATCTTCGCCATGCATGTGGGTGACGAAGCATTGCGGAGCAAGGTCGGACGAGCAAACCATGAGAACCGGCGCGGAGTGCATTGTAAGCGAACCATCGTAGAGGCGGTAAGCATAACGCACAAAGAACGGGAACATGAACTTACCCACATTGGTGGAATTGTCGGCAATGAACTTGTTGACCTTGGCCAGCACTTGTTCCGTTATCCTCGTCTTATTGTTGTCTGTAAAGTCTTTCCAAACGTCGCCATCGAAGAAATCAATGTTGTCGAAATTGATAGTAAACTCGTCATCGCGTATCATTTTGCCCTGCAATCCGAAAGAAATTGGGCATTCGGGAAGATGAGTGCCAAGATAGAGATAACCTTCGGACAGGCTTTTCCACAAAAGATAATGTGCCCCTGTGGAAGTAAGCGCAATCAAAGTGTTGCCAACCGAATTGAAGCTATAAATCTCAACGGCAGAGGGGAAATTATACAGATGTTGCAGGAATTGTGCGTTCTCCGTATCGCCGTCGGTAAAGAACGTTTCGTTGGTAGACGTATCAAGAATGATGTAATACTTGAAAGCGGAAGTCTGATGTATGAACACCACCTTTTGGTTCTCGCCCAATGAAAACAGAACTTTAGGCGGCAGGACTGGTTTCAACGCCCCATCCTCCGGAACCAATCCTACCGACATGGCCAAATCACCGTCAGGACATTCATAATCGGACGGATTGGCCGTAAAACCGTTGTATTTAATCTCTTGTATCATCGTTCAATATATGTCTGTAAATAATAGGAATGGCCGTGCCGACCGTCAGGTTCACGGGCGTACCGCAAGAAAGCTCCACCTTGTCGAGCGACGAGCCACCTGCCTTGATGAGCGCACGGCATAGCCTTTGCGACCATGCCCGGAAATGACGGCTACGGGAGTGCGTGGGAAAGCAAGCCGCCTCATGCCGACCGACCGTAGGCGCATGGAGCTTGACGTAAATATAGAATTCTTCTCCACCGTCCATAACATCAATTACATCACCTTTCTGCAAGGATAGAATGCCCGCCACACGGGCTGAAATGTCGATGCGCCCGTTGGTGTGAAAGGTTATGTCCGTTTTGCGTGTGTTTCCGAGGATGCTTTGCATAGGCGTATGAGTTTTTTGGATGGAACATCAAACTGGTAATAAGTCTTTCCCTGCGGTGTCCGATGGACTGAAACCGACAGTTTAACCGGGCGAAGTGCAGGAAGTCCGTATTCGTAGAGGATGCGCCCGACTGAGGGGCAGAGCGTTTCAAAGCCGATGCAACGGTACTTGCCGTTGTACTGGATTTGGCAAAGCTGGGTCGGCTCGTCAATGCCGGGATTGAGCATGAAACCGAACGAGTTCAAATGCGGTATGCGGAACACGAACACGGAAACATTGTCCCCCGAACTTTTCCGCATGTGGGTGAAAAGGTGCTTAGACAACGTAACAGAGTTGTCGGCAGGGTCGGCAATCACGTAGTAGCGAAGCGACCGCCATTTGCGTATGAGTTTAGTGAATATCATTATGCGAAAATAGTTTATTTGACCGTAGCCGGAGGTTTATGTTTTAACGACTGGCCATGCGTTTGGGTTGTGAATAGTCTTTCCGTGAGCGGAACGATATTGTTTCGATGTAACGAAACGACAATGTGGTCATCAGTTCGTCACGGTGTTTGGCCGCTTGCTCTTTCGTCAGGAAGATGAACGAGCAGAGCTGCATTTCGGCAGTGCCTTTCGTGCCTACGATATTGGCGTAGTATTTACGACCAAAGAGGAAGGCGATGATTTCTTTCAATACTGTTGTTTGCATAATCACTTTATTTTTAGATTTTCTATTTCAATGAGCATATTCTTGATGTAATAGTCACAAGTGCAGTTTATCTTGCGTTTTCCTTTTCCTATAATTGTTTCGCATCGAGACTTGCATTCCTTAAAGTCCTTTACGTAGTAAGTGCAGCTTTCAGGCGGTTGTATATCAGTATTAGGGATGCGGTCCAGCGAATAGAACACCTGTTTGTCGTAGATTTCGGCAGCGGCATTCTCCAAACGGCATCCTTTTGAGGTACGCCAATTTTCCATGAATAGGACGGCATCGCATTCCAGCAATGCTTCGATGTCATTACCCATGTGTTCTGAGTAAGTTGCATCCGGATCTGGCGATATGTCAAGCGGCGACACAGGTGTGTGGCCTTTGGCTTGGATTACTCCGGAGGCGTATATGCAACTGGCTTCGACTTTTTCAATGTCGTGGCCGGTGATTGGGAGGCTGATATATATTTTCATCGTATTTTTGTATATAATTTTATTGGATTCTTGTATTCAGGAACGATAGAATGTGCTTAATCACCTCTACCGTCCACCCATTTCCGAGCATTTTATACTGCTGTGTTTCTGAACACCCCCACTTGTACCACGAGGGAATGGTTTGCAGACGTGCGCACTCGGTAGGGGTAAGGCGACGGATATAACCATTGAGAAGAACAGCGGGCGCAGATCCTGCATGTGCGGAACAGAGGGCAGGCGAAATGCCACCCACAGAGTAAACACGGTTCTGCTGGAACGGTTGGCGACCGTTGCTTTCCTTGCTTCCGTTAAGTTGAATCACGCGACGTCCTGACACCAACAGATTGTTCTGATGCCAAGAGCTGCTTGTCAATGTCGGAGTCTTGCCGCCAAAGAAACCGCCTTTGTTTCCGCCATGCGGCCGTTGGTAGATTTGCGGCGTTATGAGCGTTGTACCTGTTGTGAGCGACATTTTTGAAGAATTGTTTCCTACGGTCAGCGTACCGGATTTTGGGGGATTGACGCGCGGTGCAAAGTTGGAACCACAGTCCAATCTTCTTTTAATCCTTTCAATCGTGGACCGCTTTGTGATGTGGTATTTGTTGGCGACTTCGTTTTCAGGCTGCAAGATGTCAGCAAGCAATATGCCCCTATCTTCAGGAAGAGGAATGTCCGTATAGACATCGCCGAACAGCCCCTCCTTGCGTATGCGTATGTCCGACCAATACAGGCGCACACGTTCCTGAGCAGAAACGAGCGACGAATTGATGCGTACAGGACGTATGCCAAGGTATTCACTTATTATATTCTCAAACCGTTTATCCATGCGGACGTTTTCGAGCATGAACCTTGCATTGGGATTGACGGCTTTCACTTCGTGCCATATCCGTACAAATTCAAAGAAGAGCGCACTACGAGGGTCGTTGAAATTGAGTTGCTTCCCGGCAAAGCTGAATCCCTGACACGGAGAGCCGCCAATCAGCAAGTCTATGCGTGGCAGGTCTTTTGCCCTTACTTTCCGCACATCGCCCAATTGCACCGTACCGGGGAAGTTGAGCTGCGTTTGCTCAATGGCATGACGGTCTATCTCGGAGGCAAAGTAGTTGTCCACTTTCATTCCGAGTTCACGCAGGGCGATTTGTCCGCAGCTCATTCCATCGAAAAGACTTAATACGTTCATGGCTTTACAAGTTCAAAATCATAGACGAACACGTAGGGATTGCGTTCCCATGTGCCTTTTCCGCTCACCTTGTCAATGAGGTGAGCAAAGGCTTCACGGAGTGTTTTCCCAAGAAACATCTTACGCCCAGTTTCTTTTTGGTAGTTGACGTAATACTGGGATGCCACCCCATCCCATTCCAATCCTTCTTTCAAGCAATCCTCGTCCGATGTGTCCTGCAAGTGCTCTACGCGCACGTCGGTTATGCGGATGTGGTGGGGCATCAGGTCAGCTCGTACGAACATCTTGTTATCCCAGCCTGCGCTAACCGCGCCAACTGATATTGCAATTTCATTCCATCGTGGTATTCCATTTTTACAGAATCCGCCACAATCGCGATAGCTTTGCGCCACTGCAACCACTTCTCCGACGTCGTATCTGGCATCGTCGATAAGTGTGGGGTCTTCCATCATCGCGTATTTATCGATGACGGACTGCAGAACGACCCGCCTTGTCTGCGTCTTGCGACCATCCAATACGGCTTGCGTAAGCCCGAAACGGTCATTGAACATTATCTTTTTCATTGTTGAGCCATTTTAAGAAGTTATTGTTGATGTTAAACCAGTATCTGTTCCCTTCCTTTGTGTCATGCCACACGAACGCACAAGTAAACAAGTTGGCCGGCGAAGTCCTTTTCAGGTAAACACTCACGGACATTCTGTGCTGCACGCCACGGTTGTAGTTGGCTGTGAACTTGTCGTAAATGCGCTGTGCTTTGAGCCACTGTATTATCTGTTCAGGCGTTTTCATTTCCGAATAGTTTTGGTTCACGTTTGTTGTTCAATATCCCATTAACGCGGATGATTTCATCGTCCACACGTTTTTCGAGAGCCTTGCTCTCACGCAAGGCAGACTGGCTGCGTGTACGGAAATACTCTTTCTGCTTGTCGCGCAAGGCGGCGACCAGCTTGAAAAATGATTTTGCGTCCATTGTCATTCTTGCTCTAAAAGTTTATGATATTGATTATCATTCAAGCTCTCCTGCATATACATGATTTTGATAAGCCGTTCTTTTTCCTCTGCCGTCAATTCCCTACAATCACCTTCTGATTTGAGTTCCTTTATTCCTTGAATGAAATCCTCTACCGAATATGTGGCTTTGAGCTTAAATTGCTCGCAGAAATCTTCCTCTTTGTCATAATCAGTCAGTAAGAATTCACGTTTGTTGGCAAGTATGCACTTGTTTGGTAATCCGCATAAAATAGTGCTTCCTCTCGTTAATCCGAGTTCCTCCATGCTCTCATGAAAACCTAAGTCCCCATTTTGAAACAGGAAAGGATAACCAAATAATGCTACGCCTACATTTCCTCTTTTCTTAACATATTCCGGATTGTCGTGGATATTACCGATAACTTCAAAGTTTTCAGGGTGGTTAAGGAACTTATACCCGAAATCATTGTCTTTATAGCAGAATTGCGGCGCGTCATATACGACTTCGACAAATATGTCGGTTCCGGATTCACACAAGATGTCATCCTCGTAGATTTCCAATCCGTTGGCATCGTAAAGTCCTGTGAATTGGCCTACTGTTTGGGAATAAACGTTTGCCCAAAATAGAGAGCCGTCAGGATTGACGTCATAAATTTCTGTTTTACCACTGCGTCCTAAGAGGTAACCGTACACCCATTCGTCGTTATAGAGCGACTTGCCACGAAATTTAATTGTCCTGTTCATTTGTTGTCCTCCTTTCCGTATGGTAGTAGGTCATCAATGTATGCCCAACGCGCCCATGCCAAAGGGCATGATTTCATGTTGCCTCCTACCATATTCACACTGAATCTGCCATCATCGTGTTCAACAAGTATGGGACGAAACGGTATAGGTATTTCTTTATTCGCCTCGTGCCACACGGAGTTGATGCGCCAATGTGCGCCATGATAGAAACCTTTATGCAAATAATCTCTATCAACTACGCTTGTCTCATATTCTCGGTTTGCGAACTCATCTGCCGCCTTATTAATCGTTTCTTTATCCATTGTATATTTGTTTGATTTTTAATTTCATTCTTTCTTCTGCAGCCCGTACGTTGGCTATCTTTGTTGCGAGCTTCTCACGGGCTTTCTGCAGATCTGTATCGGTATTCTCATCAAAGAACATGTTATGCGCCCGGTTGTAGGCTACATATTCCTCAATCTTGCGCCGAACCTTTGTAACCTGTGCCTTTGCCGATATGAGCCGATGCAAATCCTCGTTCAACCGGGTATCCATTCCCAAACGCTTATCGTAATAGCTCGTGTAGCATCTGATGTTTCCTTTCGGGTATTGGCATACGAACCTTGACTTTCTCCACTCGATTACCCACCGCCTGCGCTCGTACACCTCACGGGGCAAATCGTAGCAAAACAGGCGTTCGTAATTGCATCTCCCGTCCGTGCGTTCGATGCTGATGAATACCCAATGCTGTACCTCCAGCTCTTTTTCTGCTTTGGCATAGTCCTTTGCCAGCTGTATGAAGTCATCTATGCGTTCCTGTGCCATTGATTAGAATAATGTAAGTTGAAGAGGTTATTTATTTCTCTTTGCTATTGTCCTTGCATATCTGTGGCATCTGTCACGGTAGTGGCAATTCCCTGATTTTGCTTGTGTAAACTTCTCATGCCAAGCATCCCAGTTATCATAGCCTTTGGTCGTTTCATCGTTATGCAAAAAGTCTAACAAATCGAAACACATAAAAGCCTTACTATCTAATTTTGCGTCATGAAGCTCTACAAGCCCATTATTCCGTGGTCTGCCCATCTTGACCTCCTTTCTTCAACTTTGATATAAGAATATCCGCAAGTTCAACGGACACTTCCGCATCTGCTTCAGCAGTTAATGAATGGTATTCTTGCGGAGCAAAAAGCATATTTGCGAACAATTCTTTCGCAATTTCATACCGCCGCTGTTCCCAATCAATTTCAGATTTGATAGCTGGTTTCATTTTCTTTTCCTTGCGAGATAATCTTGTCTGCTCTGCAACACAAGGCTTACATCGGTGAGGATATGACTTTGAGAACTCATTTAACGGCTTATATTTACCGCAAATCTCGCATTGTCTTTTTTGTTGTTTCATTATTCAAATTGTTTATAGGTTGTTTTTATGTAAAGTATTCTCGGCAAAGGAAACCCTTGCGCGGGCTAAAGTCCTTGAAATCGCACGAGCGGTATAACTCTTTGCGGTCAGCCCAATGAGCCATGTCCTTTTGCCATTGCGGTATCCGCTGGTGAGGATTGTTGAGGTCACGATACGGCTGCGCATGGGGCAACACGTACTTATACTTCCGCCAGTAGTTCAGACGATGGTAGCTCTCGGCAAAGTCAATCAGGATGCAGTACAGAAAGAACTCGCCCTTGTAACCAGCCTGACGGACAAGCTGTATGGCACGTTCGCACTCCACAATCTGCGCGGTGGTGTCGCAGCCGAAGCGGATGCGCTTAATCCACTTGACACGAGCCAACAGCCGGGCCACATCAAGAGTGACCAGCCGGGCATCCAAGCCCTGATTGAAGTCCACATGATACCCACGTTCGGCAATTTTCTCTAACTGGGAGAGGCCGTAATCACAGGCGAGGACATTGTTGTCCATCAGGACGGCGTAAGGACGTTCGCCGTGAAGCGTAATGTCATCAACATCCATGTACGGACGTATGCCACCCTCTTTCTGCGGCACGACGCACCAGCGGCAGCGGTTGGGACAACCACGGGTGAGGAAGCCGTAGGAAGTGCGGCTGTCAACCGCAGGATAGAGCGAATAATCGGGCTGGAGCCGGTCCATATCGCCGGGAAGCGAGGAACGGATGTCGTAGCCGGTGCCACCGCGAACGACTTCGCCACGCACATTGGCGATGACGAAACCATAATCAGGCGTGAACGAGAACACCTTTGCCATATACAGGCGGTCGTAGGTGTCGAACGGATTGTACCACTCGACGGTATCGCCCTGCGACTTGTGCCAAGCGGAGACTTTCATCAGCGCGAGATTAGGGTAATTGCTATCCACGGCAAGCAATGCTACGTTCATGGCTCAATCCTGCTTAATGGTTCTGAAAGACGTTTCGTTACCAAAATCGACGATGCGCATCATTTCTCGGAAGCGGTCGGCAAACCGCTCATCGTAATACTGGCGTATCTCGTCGGCGGCGAGGTTGCTCGTGGCCATCGTGCAGAGTTGTTCCTCGTAGCGGTAATTGACCATATCCATTGCGGCGTTGACGTAATCACCGTAGCTGAGGCTATCGCGCGGCTCTGTGCCGAGGTCATCTATGCAGAGTACTTCCACATCGCGCAGACGCTTATAACGCCCGACATCGGAAGCGTTGTCACGAGTGCGGTTGTTGTAAGACTTGGCGAGCAAGACCAGTTCCTTGGCTGTGATTATCTCGAAGCCGTAGGAGGGGAAACGGTCTTCGCGTGTGCTGTATCCCTCATCGGAGTGAAGGTAATTGTAGAGCGACTTCATGGCCTTTACCAGCGTAGTCTTGCCGTTGCCCCGGTTGCCGCAGAGGAAGAGGCCAAAGGTGGTGTCATCGGACGTGAGCCACCGGGCAATATCGGCAATATGATTCAAGTAAGCAGCGGAAGCCATAAACCGGCGATGACGCAACGCCACTTCGGACTTACAGGCTGCAAGCAGCATGACATATACCTGACGTTCGGTGTAAGGAAGCCTAAAACGAGCCACCATACGTTTTCTTCTCATCAGTGACGAGAAGATTTCCTTTACGTCTATTTCTTGATTCGGTTCTATTTTTAGCATTGTTATTCTGTTTTGCGGCCACTATGCGCAGCCAGTTGTTAAAGTGTTGTTTGGCATCGGAGAGACTATCATGCCTTTCCTTGCCATCGGAAGCACAGTGAAGACGGAACTCATCGAGCTTGGCGCGTAACGCCTCCACATCCATGTGGTGGAGCACCTGAAGCTGGTCGAGCCAAGCCGTTTCATTTTTAAGCGCATCAATTTCCTGTTCGAGAGTCAATGAATACGGTTCAACCTTGCCCGGAGGAAAATTACCCACTTTGGCGGAAGTCCGTTTGGCCGGTTTTCTTTTCGGATGGGTGGCAGACTTTACGCTGTCATCGTCAGCGGTGATAAGATTATAAACCGTGACGGTAGCCACACGCTTGCAAAGACGGTTGATATTCATGTACCTTACCTGTATTCCTTTCGATGTCAACACGCTTTCGTCCTTGAACAGTTCCTTAGAGAACAACCCGATGTTCAGGCAGCACGTTATGACCTCGCGTATATACGCCTCATCATACCCAGTCTGTTCCGAGATTATGAAGGGCAGCTCTTCATCCCACCTGATGTAGTACCCATCACGATAGATAAGACATAGCAGGAGAGCATATACGGTTATGGCCTTGCCACCTTGATACTTGATTAGTTTCCTAATGCGCAAGTCCTGAAAGAAGTCGATGTCGAAAGGGAAATATCCCAAACCTTGCTTTGCTGTACGTGCCATATTCATTCACAGTCATTAAGGAAGTCTGTAACTTCTCGCATGAAATCATCGAAGGAGTAGCAGACCACGTATTTATACTCATCGTCCTTGGTAATGACCGACTGCCACCAACGCTGGCTGGCACTTTGCCTTCCGTCTTTCCTTTTCATTTCGATGAGAAGCGCACCATAGCGGCGGTTGCTTTTCAGGAGAATGAAATCGGACACTCCGGCAATGACCCCCTCGGCTTTCAGGCGGGCGCCGGTCACAGCGTCGCGCCGACCTCCGTTTGGCACGGCGAAAAGACGCCCCCGAAGATGAGGATACTTGAGGTTGAACCACCGCACACAAGACACCTGTGTGCGGTGTTCGGCATCATCCGGTTTCTTCCGCCGTGCCCCGGCGTTGGAGCGGGCCAACAGTTCATCAAGCGTCATCTTGTTTTTCATGGCCGTGCGTTTTGTCAATCACCACATCTTTGCACCCAGTCGCACTGATAGTGACTTTCTGCCCATCGGGAATGCTGTCAATGAACTTTTTCGCCGCCCGTCTGCAACTTGGAGAGCTTGCTACGGAAGCTGACGCTTCCTGAAGGATTCTGCCCTCGTAAGTCTCGGCTTTCCCATGCAGCGCATCGGGAGCATAGAGGAATACGTCCATGATCTTGGTTTCCTGTACGGCCTCGCATACCCAATCAGCCATAGTGCCGCGCATGTGTTCGTTAAGCCGTTTTCGTGCATCGTCAATGTCATGCGCCTGAACAAGCAGGTAAAGAGGCTGCTTCTTTTCGGCCATTGTTTTCTCATCGAGCGTGATAATGTTAATTTTGACCTTATACCATTTGTCTGCCTCGGTATTGTCGGTGCTGACAAGTTCGGAATAGTTGGTAATCTTTTCGGAGACCACCGAAAACTCGCCGCTGATGAAACAGGACATTTCACCTATTATGCGGCTTTCGGCCTCTGTAAACGAGAGCGCATCTACGATATACAACTCCGTCACTTTCTTCTGCATCCCATTTTCAAGCGTCTTCTCGTAGCGGATGCCACATTCAAATAATCTCATTTCAACAGGTTTTTAAGTTCATTACTCAGTTTGAAACTCACTGTGCGGTGAGCAGGAACGATGCACGTTTCGCCCGTGGCAACGATACGCGCCTTTTTCTCCTTGACATTGCGGACGGCAAACGTGCCGAATCCACGGAGGTAAACGTTATCACCGGCTGCAAAAGCCTGAGAGAGAATCTGCATCGTGCTTTCGACGGCTTTTTTCGCTTCGGAGCGACGCAGGCCGGTCTGCTGCGAAATCTTCTCTATGAGTTGTTGCTTGGTTACTTTCATTTTTTATGAGTTTATTGTTTAACTTGTTGATTAACTGTCTTAACATGTGCGCCCGGCAAACATACCGTTGGCCGCGTTGCCGGTCGTATAGCACTGCGGCATCACCGAGATACTTGATGATGGTCCGCACATCGGTCTTGCATACATCCATATCAGCCTGAATTTAGGAAAGATGAAACCAATTCGTCGAAGTACATTTCATCGGTGGGAATGTCATCGTCGGAGTTCATTATCTCTGCGGCGATAGACTTCTTCTGATGAATAAGCGAGTAGATGGTGTGATCGATAGTGCCCCGGCCAAGCAGGTAGTAGCACGTCACGTTGTCCTTCTGCCCGATGCGGTGGGCACGGTCTTCACACTGGCAGCAGTCGGCATACGTCCAAGCGAGTTCGACGAAAGCAACATTTGAAGAAGCCGTAAGGGTAAGTCCTACGCCCGCCGCCTTAATGGAGCAGATGATGAGCATCGTATCGGGATTGTTCTGAAAGGCATCTACGGATGCCTGTTTGCTGACGGCACTGTCACGCCCTGTAACCGTAACGGAACCTGGAAACGCCTTTACCAACGCATCGACCACTTCGTGAAGCGAGCAGAACACAATGAGCTTCTTGCCGCTGGAGAGGAACGTGCGTATGAAGTCAACCGCCTGTGCCACCTTGCCGAGCGTGGCAAGCTGACGCAGCGTCATGAAGCGGACAAGAGCCTCCATGCGCATCTTGCGGCGTATCTCCCAGTCGGTACACTCGGTGTACTGTCGGAGATATTCGGCGAGGTCGGCAGCGGCAAGGCTGTACTCCGGCGCGTTGCTGATGTCCACATACAGATCAACACGAGTTTTGTCGGGAAGCTGTGGCAGCACCTTGGCCTTTTCGCGGCGAATCATGCAGTTGGCATACAACTTATCGCTCAACACGGAAAGAGGCACGGCAGGTTCGGCCTTCTTATCCTTCGGGTCTGTGCAGTAGTCGGCAACGAACGCAGAGCGTCCGCCGAACTCCTGAAGCCGGTCCATGATGGAAAGTTGTGACACCAAATCCTCCGGACGGTTGACAACAGGCGTTCCTGAAAGGAGAATCACGTATTCCTTGCCCGTGGTTATGCCTTTGGTGAAAATGGTCTGTTGTGCCGATGGGTCTTTCACACGATGACTTTCATCGATGATGACGGACTTGAATATCCTAATCTGAGGACAGAACACCACATCCTTAAGCCGGAAGGACTTTCCAGCCCGAATATCCCACACAAAATACTTGCGGAGGCTCTCGTAGTTGACAACGGCCACTTGGTGCATACCCATTGAGAGCAGGTAAGGCCACGTAGTGCGCACGGCATTGTCAAGAACAATGGCGGACTTGTCGGTGAACTTCTCGAACTCGCGCTGCCAGTTTATCTTCAAAGAAGAGGGGCAGATGACAAGGCAGGGATAAGCGTCAGCCGTATCGACGATGCCGATGCTCTGCAAGGTCTTGCCAAGACCCGGCTCGTCTCCGATGATAAGGCGTTTCTTATCCAGCCCGTAGATGATGCCCTCTCGCTGGTAGGGATAAGGCTCGACACGCAGGTGATGTTTCAGTTCGTTTTGCATGGCTTATACCTCCATCCGTTTAATTCGTAGACACGCTTACGTGCTTCCTCGCGGTTGTAGTAATACGGCTCATCAGGGAGCGGAGAAGCCGTAGCCACCGTATCGGAAACATAATCGTAGCGATAGATGCGGAAAGCACGGCCACGGGGCGCGTAATAACATTGTCCTACTTTCGGTTTCATAATCATTCATTTAAAATTCTCTATTTCTACAAGCAAGTCCTGACGATTGATGCCGGGAATGTACTGGTGGAGCACAAGGTTGACACAATCGTCGTAGAACCGCTCAAATTCCTGTTCATCCATTGCCGAGAACGATATGCTTCGGTATTCAATCTCACGTTCGCCGAAGTCGTTGACTGTAGATGAATAATAACCGAGGTCGTGCTTGAAGCGGCGCAACATGTCGTTCTCGCTCCGCACGTTCCACCGCTCAACGAGCGGCAGGGGAAGGTTGTCGAACGTCAGGCGGACGAGCGCAAAAAACTTCTTGTGGAAGCGGTAGTTGCGCGGAAGGCTGACGCGGCAACGGACTGTTGAGCCGACACGTAGACGCTGTTTCAAGTCGTGGTCGCTATTGTAAAGCGGCACAAGACCGTAGGGAGTTACACGGCAATAGATGTCCATATCATGTTACTTTGTTATTCTTGGGATTATGCCGATAGCAACTAAAGTCATTTTAAGCTGCATACCTTCAGGTCCAAACTTTTCAAAGTCCATAGAGATTGGAGCTTCCGTTACCGTCCGCCAGCGTTCATCCGTCAGTTTCTCGCCGAGCAACATCATTGTTGCGGCCACTTCGTCACGGTCGAACTCGACCACGAGACGCATTTTCTTTTCTTCATCCATTTGTTTATCTGATTTATTAGTTATTACTGTTTTGCACCGTGAGCAGCCACCATTGAAAGGCAAGCTCTTCATACTTCTCCCGTCCACGGTTGTATATCTCATCGCCACGGTTGATGAACTTCTTGAATACCAGGCAATTCTTCTTGCTGATGGCGTAGATGAAATCGCGCTGGCTTCCGGCAATGTCCATGTACCATGCACGGCTTCTATCCCAGTCGAAGAAGTCCACCGCCTCGTCGAACTCCGCCTGAGAGCGGGCGAAAGTGGTTTTCAAGTCGCCACCAAAGCCGAAAGCGGACAGGTACCAGTCCCACTTGCAACGGGTGTCGAGGTAAAAAGGCCAGTCGCAGTAGGTGAACATCTGACCGTGGTTCACCATGAAGCGTTGCGTGTCGGCCAATTCGAGCACGTTGGCCAAGAACGGATCATGCCGCGCCTCCATACGGAGAGAGCGTTGCATTTCCTTGGCATGGCGGAACTCGTCATCGGTGTATTGCACATCGTCCACGGTGTAGCGGTAGTAGTCCACGCGAGCCGGTTCGGTGATGAGCGCATCGACCAATGTGCCGAAGCGGAACGCCGCCTCACGGTCTCCGAACTGCTGGCGTGGGTGGAGGATGTCGCGCAGGGCTGTAAGGTCGCTGTTCGACACCTCCGTACGGTTGTAGTATTCATCGGGATTATGATTGGGCATGATTATTTTGCTTTAACTTCTTCCACGTATTCCACGCTCTCATTCTGTATGAAAATCTCGTCCTTGTTGGCCAGTTTCTCGCAGAAGGCGATTTGCTTTTTGAACATCTTGGAAAGCTCCTCAACTGAGAGCGAGCAGCCTTCCTTGCTCCACCAAAGGGAGATAACGGGCATGATGCCTTCGGGATTAAGGAGGCTGATGCGCTTGGTGACCTTTGTCTTGGGCTGGTAGGTGGAAGCGGCTGCTTGGCCGTCGAAAAGAGAAGTCATTTCAGCCGTCTTGCGTTCCAGCTCGGCCTTGCGCTTTTCTTCTGCCTCGCGTTCGGCACGTTCTTTCTCGGCGCGTTCGGCTTCGGCACGTTGTCGGGCTTCCATTTCGGCCTTCATCCGGGCCGCTTCCTCGGCGTTGGCCTGTGCGATGCGTTCGAGGTTGGTTTTTTTTGAGGGCATACGGTCAATGGTGTAGTTAATAGTATCACCCACTTCGGCGGCATACTGCCCACTGAATTGCTTGTATAGCGTATGTTTAAGTTCGTTTTCGATGTCGGCTACCTTGACACCGAGGGGAATGCGGAGCGATGTGTGCAGACTGCCCATCCATTCAGCAGACAGCCCTTTGTCCACTTCTTCCTTTATGTTGCGTAACATGAGCAGCGAATTGTCGTAGTTTTCAAGCGTTACGTCGTTGTCAATCTGCGTAATCTGATTGATTGTCGTGTTCACATAGTCTTGGAACTTGCGCTTGAAATCGTCCTCCACGTCAAGGCGGAACTTGCGGCGGGCTTCTTCGGCCTGACGGCGTTCCATTTCCTCGCGCAAGCGGCGTTCTTCCTCGGCGCGTTTCTTTGCGGCGTACTGGTTGCGGAACTGCTGGAGGTCGTAGGCTACGGTGCCGGGCTTGGAGGGGTCAATCTCGTTTTCCATCGTGGTGAATGCCGAGCGCACTTCGTCGAAGAGCTTAGTTACAGGCGAGCGGCGTTCATTCATTACCTTAACCGTGCGCCGGGCCTTGTCAATGAAGGCAGCGGCCTGTTGGTCGAGTTCGTCGTTCATGCCCTGCGTACGCACGGCGTTGAGGATGGTAAGACCGAAGTCTATGCAGCGGTCGTGGGAGTTCTTATTATCGTTGTAGGACTGCGGCGCAGCCTGTACGATAGTCTGTATGTTTTCAGGCCGGATTATGGCCAATTCGTTGTTGTTCATATCGTTGTCGTTTTGTTGCGGCTCGCATTGCTTTGTAACCGCATGGTGAATATATCGGTGTAACTTGTCGCAGTAGAGGCCGTTGATGCATTGGCGGCTCATAGTGCAGTTGGCGCATTCTTTCGGCGGCATCTGTGTTAGAAACAATCGTCGTTACCGGCAGCAGGGGCTACCTTCACTCCGGCGGACGTGTCGGCAGGAGCGGCAAAGGAATTTTCTTCCTGCGGTGCGGGCGCATCGCCACCGGCCATGCCGCCGTAGGGGTCAAAGGATGTTTCGGGCTGGTTGTTTTCTTCGATTATTTCGCTTTCCAGCTGTGTGCCCTTGCCAATGGCTATCTTGGGGTAGGTTTTGAAGGCGTGTTTGATGCACTTGGCCTTTAGGAAGCCTGTATCTATCTGGCCATCGAGCGAAGTGTATAATTGGTTGGGATTTTCAACGTATCTACGTGCTGTATTGTCCCAGTAGCGGTTTGCCTTTCCGGAGTAATCAGAGAGGCGTTTCCAATCCTGCTCGGTCATCACGGAATAGTCAACCGTGCCGTCGGGACGTGTAATCTTCAGGAAACAGGCTATGATACGGTTGGACTGGCGAGGGATGCGGCAGCAGTAGTTGACGTACTTACGCCTGTCTTTCTCGCCGAACTCGAAGCCGTCGCCCTCATAAACGATAACCGGATTGTCGGCGTGGAGTATCTGCCCGGCCTTTGCCCTGAGCACCAATTCGCCGTAGCCGGAAATGGTGAGGTTGCAACGTTTCTCGTAGACGTTCTGCCCCTGCTGGTTCTTGCCGATGCAGTAGTTGCGTGGTAGGAGGTAACATAACGCCTGTGCGCCCGGCTCCAGCGTGAGGCCGCGAACGGCAAGATCGATGAAGGAGATAAACACGGACATTCCGGTACATTCGCGAAGCTGGTTGTTGTCGCGAAGCTGGTTGTTGAAGTACATGGCCTCACGTTCGTATGCGCCCTCGCCGCCTTCTTTCCAAATGGCGTTGTAGACGTTGATGAACTGCTGGCGCACGTAGTCGTTGCGGATTACGTCAGGGGCTTTGAGCGACTGAATGATCTGCGCTTGGTTTAATGTTTCTTGATTGTTCATAATCTTGTTTGTTTATAGGTTATAAATCGAAGTAATCTTGGTGTGTGTGCTGTGCTTCCCTCAATTCGGCGACGAAGTACTCTATCTTTCCCGGACGCTTGCAGGGATGTATCTTACCCTGCTTACGCCAACGGTCAACATTGCCGCGTCCAAACATGGCGTATGCCTTGCGCTGACTGACCATTTCGGGATCATTGCGCTGTGCTGATAACTGGCGCACGACCTCTGAGGCCACATCGCGGACGAATGTTGCGTAGGTAACGGACTTGTCGGAGAAATCGAGGGTGAGCATGGCTACGTAGTTTTAATGGCTTTCGCGCAATTCCCTATAGGATATGCGGAGCAACACCCATGAAAGGTAGATGAACACAAAACTCACGAGATAGCCGAAAACTGAGGTGATGTGGCCCAATACGATGTGGCCGACCACACTTGCTACTACGCATAGAAATATCAGCGCGGCAATAATCAGTTGAACGAACGTAAATGTCTTATCCATAATTGAAATGATTTAATCGGTTACTGAATTCTTTTCACGATGACGATGCGGCGCTTCTTGTCTATCTCTGTGGTGTACTTTCGGTTGAAGCGGAAACTCAACGTGCTCGCCATCGAACGTGCGGAGGTGCATCTTGCTGCCGGGTATTCTTTTGCTTCCCCGACCTTCATTTGCTCTAATTCGCTTGTAAACGTCTGTTTTTTCGGCATTTTATTCTTGTTTTTGATGTTTAATGTTTAACTTTATGGTGCAAAGGTAATCATTTGTGATTTACATAAATCACTTTTGATTTAATTATTTTCGTGAGTTTACATTATTTAACCTTTTAACGATTTAATAAATCAAATTTGATTATGAGAATAGAGCGGGTTAATATAGGTTTGGCAATCGAACAAAAAATAAACGAGCTTGGATTGTCAAAGTCTGAATTTGGCAGAAAGATTGGTATTCCTCAACAAAATGTGAATAGGATACTTGAGAAACCAAATATAGACACAGAAAAGTTAATCACGATAAGTGAAGCACTTGGATATAACTTCTTTGCGGATTATTCAGGTGACCATAATGCTGTTGCCAATGGTGACGGTTCTGTAGCCGTTAGTGGTAACAACAATAGTAACGTAGTAGCTGGTGGGGAAACGGCTTTGCTTCAGGAGCGGATAAAGCATTTGGAGGAGTTGCTTGCTGAGAAGGAGAGGCTGATACAGGTGTTGATGGAGGGGAGGAAATGAAGGATTCAAGAACGTATTATTTGTTCTTGGGAATACTTGTTTTTGTGGGGATTGTTTGCTCGTATGCACATACGATATTCCCTGTAATGGACGTTGATGAATACTTCGTTGATGAAAACAACGTCATCCATAATACACTATGTCCATACAAAGGTGTGCCATGGTTTACGAATAAACAAAGCAAATATGAATTTATAAAAAACGGAGATTGGGAATTTTGCAAAGAGTGCTTTTCGGAAGACGAAATAAGCAAATTGATGATGCTCCATGAATGCAATATTGAACTATACATAGATAATCTATTGCATAAAGGTGCATCAACAGAATATATTGATAGCAAACTTGAAGAAATGAAACTTGAATGATGAGAAAGATAGTAAATCTTTTACCAATAGCCATAAGCATTATACTTGCATCATGCTCGAATGATGATACAGATGTGTATGATGAATTGTTGTCTAATACGACATGGCACCAGTTCTACGTCATACCTGATTCGGAAGTAGTAGAGGAAACCTATACGATACCCGAAGAGATACTATCCCGGCTGGAATCAACGAAACGTACCGAGGAGGCAAAAGATACGATAGGCGACATTCAGCAGACCAACGAATATGTACTGACTTTTGGAAGTGATGAAACGTGCGAGTTGAACGACATACATCATTTCGGGGGTACTTACCAAATTGAGACCTACGAAGAAGAAATAACTTACTATCCCAACCAAACATACCGAGAGGATGTCGGCGAAGGATATACAACGGAAATCATCGTGTTGAACGACAGTATTACATTGCGAAGCCTGAAAGGTGAAGAGCTGGTAAGGCAGAACACGATGTTCTTAGGAAAGAATAACGAGATAAGGAGTAAAGGCCGGACGATAGACGTATCAGAACCATCTGATTACGATGTAGAAGATAAGGCCGAAGCGTATCACATGACGTACACGAGGAATGGCAATCGCTTAGAACTTGCTGGAGATAAAAACCTTTCAGGAGTTATAAGCGAGGACTTTAGCGAGATAGATTTTGAGGAGATAGGAAGTTTCGGAAGGAAATAATTTAAATTATGATATAGACAAAATGAATGTTGTCTAATTGTCGCTTGAAATTATATAAGTGACTGATAAAAAAGCATTCTTGGCTGCGGCGCAGGCGGCGGTAGAGGACGCTCAGTAATTAGCTGATTATCAGAAAAATAGGCGGCAATTAGTTGTATTTCAACAGGTTGCCGCCTATTGCTTTGTATAAGAGTATGTGCATTTTGGTACGGAAAATGTGCAGGATGAACGCAAATGTTGTACAAAAGTTGTACGTTTCCGACAACGCTGTTGTATGGGTGTTGTACAGGCGAAATCAGGCGGTTATCAGAGGTTAGCGGATTTTCACACCAAACAATTGGAACATAGATATGGCAACATTGAAAGCAGTAGTAAGAACGATGAGGGCTGACGGCTTCTATCCCGTCTACATACGTGTAACCCATCACCGTGCATCAACGTTTATCAAGACGGACAAAATGGTGACCCGTAAGGAACTGACGAAATCGGGCGAGATTAAAGACCCGTTCGTGCTGCAATTCTGCACGCAGCGCATCTTGGAGTACAACGAGAAGCTGAACAAGGCGGACATTGGGAATTGGACGGCGAAGGAGGTGGCGGAGTTTCTGACCAAGGAAAGCGAGGACGTCTGTTTCTCGGATTATGCACGTAAGCACATAGACCGCATGATTGACCGGGGACAACAACGCAACGCACGGAACTACGAACTGGCGTTGCAGCACATGGAACGGTTTGCAGGCACGACGAGGATTATGTTCTCGCATCTTACTTCCAACTTTGTGGCCCGGTGGATACAGTCGTTGGAACAGACGCACAGGGCTAAGGAGATGTACCCCATTTGCATGAGGCAGGTGTTCAAGGCGGCGCAACTTGAGATAAACGACTACGACAACGGCATCATCCGCATCAAGACGAATCCGTGGGTGAAGGTGCAGATACCGAAAGCAGACAGGACGGAGAAACTGGCGATAACGCCGGAGGCTTGCCGGGAGTTCTTCTCGTTCCCTTTGCCGGAGAGCAAGATGAAGCTGCCGCTCATGGAGCTTGGCCGGGACGTGGCGATGATGGTGCTTTGCCTTGCCGGGATCAACACGGTTGACCTGTTCAACCTGCGCAGGGAGGACTACCACGGAGGCATCATACACTACCAGCGGGCGAAAACGAAGAAGTTCAGGGCGGACGGTGCGTATATGGAAATGCGTGTTCCGGCCATCATCCTGCCGCTGTTCGAGAAGTATGCCAACAAGAACGAGAATGACGAGCACCTGTTTGACTTCTACAGCCGCCACACTTCGTATGACAGCTTCAGTGCGAACGTGAACGGTGGCATACGTCAGGTGTGCGAGGCGATGGGGATGTCAAAGGACGAGGACTATTCATCGTACACGTTCCGGCACACATGGGGCACGGTGGCGCAGAACGATTGCGGAGCGTCCATCAGCGAGGTGGCGTTCGCGATGAACCACAGTAGCGGCCACAAGGTGACACGAGGCTACATAAAACTGGACTTCACCCCGGCATGGGAGTTGAACGAGAAGGTGGTGGACTTCATTTTCTTTTCCGACAAGCCGTCTGTACGCGAACGCAAGGAAGAAGAGCCGCATTTCCGCTTGTCGTACCGTTACCAAGTGCATGGCACGGCGTTCTTTCAGGGGAAAAAGGTTGCAGAGGTGATAGACACCGGATTTGACAACGTGGACGAGGTTATCAGGAAACTGGCCGGGCAACTGCCTGATGACATCCCGGCACGTTCGATGGTGATGTTCAGGATAGAGAACGTTGACAAGGGGCAGACGGTGGTTTACCAGCGGATGAAGGGGAAAGGATTTTAATCCTCATATTGTGGTTTATATTTTTAAGCCCACAGGGAAAGCGTGTCTTTCTTTGTGGGTTTTCTTTTGTTTTTTGAGCCTTTACGCACACGCGCTACGCGCGCGATGGAGAAGAAGTAGAAGGGAAATATATATACTTATATATTTCTTCTCTTTTCTTTGTTCCCCAAATTCCGAAGAAAAGGGCATTTCTTCGGAAGATATACGCATTTCTTCGGAAGAAATAACAATAACTTCGGAAGAAAAGCCTATTTCTTCGGAAGAAATAAAGCGGTTCTTAGACCTGATTTTTGCCCTAAAAACGGCCTTTTCCGCCCTGTTTTTGCGTATGTTCTGAAGAAAAAGCCATTTCTTCGGAAAGAATACGTATTTCTTCGGAAGAAATGAGTATAACTTCGGAAGAAATACCCTTTTCTTACGAAGAAATAGCTATAAATGGGTAAGGAATTACGGTTTTTGCCAATTAAAAAGGCGATGCCCGGAATGTTCAGGCACCGCCATTGGTTATGAAACACAAATGAAAAAGAAGTCGGTCTAAAGTAGAGGTAAATAGACGGAGCTAATCTTCGTCCGAACTTTCATCGGAGGAGAGGGCGAGAAGTTTATCCTCGATGGTCTTACGTGTTTCCACCGTGGCATCTATGGTCGTAGATTGCATCTTAGGGGCGACATATTGCGTGAGCCGTTCCATAATCATTACACGTTCTTTCGGTTCAAGAGCGGCTAAGTCTTTAAAGAAATTCTCGCTGTTGTAATAATCACTGGTGGCTTCGGCAAGACATTCACGAATGGTTCTTGTCGTTTTGTTGGGTGTTCCCTTTGTTCGTCCTCCTGTTTTCTTTCCTCTCATATACGTGTGTAAAAAGTTAAACTGCAAGTGCAAAGATAAGGCTTTAACTTCGCCACATAATGATAAGTTTTAACAGATATATGGGATTAATAGGCAGTGCATTAGGAGCCGTCGGCAGTATCTTCGGCGGCATATCGGCATCGAAAGCGATGAAGAAGGCGAAGAAGAACGTAGAGCAGCAGATTCAGAAGAATCAGGACTGGTACGACCGGAGGTATAACGAGGATGCCACGCAGAGGGCAGACGCGCAACGCATCCTGACGATGACGGAGGAGAGCATAAAGAACCGCAACCGCCAGGCGGCAGGAACTCAGGCCGTCATGGGTGGCACTGACGAGAGCACGGCGGCGGCGAAAGCGGCCAACAACCAAGCATTGGCAGACGCAACGGCGCAGATTGCCGTGAACGGAGAGCAGAGGAAAGACCAGATAGAGCAGCAATACCTGCAACGTGACGCAGACTTGCAGAACCAGTTGCAGCAACTTGAAATAGGCAAGGCACAGGCCATATCGGGAGCCGTGCAGGGTGTAACACAGGCGGCTTCGCAGTTGCCGTTCTAACCAAAGGAGGATACTATGGCGACAACGATAGAAAACATATTGGGTGGTGGAAAGAAGCCGACGGCACAGACACCTCCGGCAACTTCCCCACCGCCCACACCGGATAAGGAGAGGCTGAAAATCTCGGATGAGGAGAAAAAAGGTGTTTCTCCGGCACAGGCCATGCCGACAACGAAGCAGACCGAACCACCCCAGCAGCCTAAGAGGATGAGCTACGAGGATATGTTCAAGAAACTCAATCCGTACCAGCCTCCGACTGAGCAGGAACTTGAAAAGGAACGGAAGAAACAGCGGAGGGAGCAGATATTCGCCGCCATAGGCGACGGCATATCGGCACTATCAAACCTTTTCTTCACCACGCAATATGCGCCGAACATGTATTCAGGACGGAATACGGCATCACAGCGGACAAGGGAACGTTGGGACAAGCTCGCAGCCGAACGCAACGCCAACATGACGGCCTACATCAACGGAGTGATGAGGGCTCGTCAGGCAGATGAAGAATACAACGCTAATGAACGTGCATGGGAGCGGCAGCTTGGTCTTGACAAAATCAAGCAGGAACGTGACAAGGCGGCTGACGCACGCGCCGAAGCCAAAGAGAAACGCGATGCGGAAATGCACGACCTTAACAAGCAGCTCATGGACAATAAAATTACCCAAGCGGAATATGATGCAAAGAAAGCCGAGGTCGAAGCGAAGTATGCGCCGCAGCTCGAAGAAAGCAAAATCGGGCGCAACAGGGCGGCCGCAAGCGCATCGAGGGCACGCGCGAGGTACTACGACAACGGAGGAAGCTCCGGCAACCGGTATTACGGCGAGTTCCAAGGCAAGAAGTACAAGACACAGGCGGACTATGAGAAAGCCGTGCTGGATGCCGCAAGGGACGCAGGGGTTGACATCTACGACACCGAAGTAACCGAACGGAACTACAAAGGAGAGCCGAGGAAACAGCGCAGAGTGAAACGTTCCATAGCCGCCATTGCGGCAGAAGTAGACGAAAAGACCAACCAGTTCAACGTGGAAGATTACAGACGCGGAGGCGGCACGAGACAAGAGAACAGCGCACCTCCATTAAACTGACAGCATTATGCCAAACAAGATAACATACACCATTACCACCTCGGACGGCAAAAGCCACCAAGTAAGCGAGGAAAACATTAACAAGTACGGTATGCAGTCGTATGCGTCCGCATACAAGGGCGCAACCATCCGTATGCGCGACAAGGACGGCGCGGACTATGACATACCGCTGGGCAACTATGACGACGCACAGCGTCAGGGATTGCACCCGTTCCGTTTCAATCATACCCCGGACAATACAGACATCCGACAGGAACGTGAGCCGCAAGAAACGCAGAATACACAGACGCAGGAGCAAAAGCCGTGGAAACCGACGGCGCAGCAGAGAGCCGTTATGACGGCCAACTTGGAGGGAATCAGCCGTTCGGCACAGCGCACAATGGAAGACTTCAACGAGCGCATGGACAACTTGCAGGAATACGGCAAGCGTTTCGGAGGCGGTCAGACGGTGAGCGGCGGTTTACGGTTCAATCCCGGCACCAAGAAGATGGAGCGCACCTACCTCACCCCAACCGGCGACCGCACTTTCAACAAGGGGGCAGCGGATAAGGTGAGCCGTGAATACAGGGAAGCCGTGGACACGACCGTCGGAGGACAAATACGCCGTGCGCAGCGCAGACTTGAGGAATTGCAGGAAAAGGCACGCCAACGCCAGCAGGAGATACACGACAAATGGGAGCAGGACTACACGAACAACAAAGCTCCGCTTGCAGCCGTGCTTGCTGCTGACACCTACGTTCCCTCGTTCGACAGCGACCAGACTTATAGAGCCTTGCAAGTGGCCATCCGTCAGACGCAAGAGCAGCTAAAGACCCTGCAAGAGCAGCAAGACCGTGACAACGGTGTGGACGTGGGCTTTTGGCGCGGCTTCGGACGTGCCGCAGGCGACATCCGTTCGTGGGACTTCGGCATTGGCGACATGAAGGACGCACTGACCATGCTACGTGCATCGGATGACAAACACGGTCTGCCACCGACAGATCAGGAAAAGGAAGCCAATCAGGAAATGTTGAAGGCCATACACGAGAACCAGCAGACGGAAGCCATGTATGGAGGCAACGCCAGCTTTTGGAACAGGGCGGGCATGATGACCGGCTACATGCCCTCGTTCATGGTGGACTTCGCACTAACCGGCGGAGGCTTCGAGGGCATCAACTTGGCCACGAGAGCGGCAGGGAAAGCGGCCACCAAGATGTTGGGCAAGGAAGCAGTCAAGGAAATGGCCGAACAGGGATTCAAGATGTATGTGAAACGCAACGGCCTGAAAGGTCTTGGTCAGGAAGCCGCCAACTGGACGGTGAAGGCTTTGGGAACAACGGCCGACGAACTGCTGATACGTGCCCCGCTGATGACCAACACCGTGCAACTGGGCGACACGGCAGCTGACATCATAGACCGCAAGCTCGGCGACGTGGAGGTTGACGAGAACGGGAACTACGATTTCACCAATGACAAAACTTGGGGCAGTGCCGTTTGGCAGGGAGAAGCCAATTCCATTATTGAGAATTATTCTGAAATGTTCGGTACGCACTTGCCCGAAGCGGCATCGCTGGAAAACCTCGGCAGACTGGCCAACGTGATAGGCGCAAAGCGGTTGAGCGGCGTGTTGTCACGAGCCAATGCAGGAGCGTTGGGCGGAATAACGGACACCACACGCAGGATATTCGGGCAAATGGGCGTGAGCGACTATCTGGGCGAGGTGTCGGAGGAATACTACGGCCAGTTGTGGCGCACTATGCTCAACCTTGATGACGCATACCAGCAGAACGCCGACGGCACACGCACCAACCTGTTTGCCACCGGGCAGTTCCACGGCGACATTTGGGGAGGCATGGCCTTGTCGATGGGATTGATGGGCGCAGGAAAGGCCACGTTGAGCGGTGCCAATTACTTGGCTATGAAGCACGACGTGAACAAGGCAGACGCACGGGCAGGCGAGCTTCTTACTCCCGAAATATGGGAGCCGCTGCGCAGCACCATAGACATGGCCACCAACGACAACGTGGGCGACGTGGCCGAAACCATCATTAACGATAAGGAACTGACCAATGAGGAGAAAGCAGCCGTGATGAACTATATGGAGCGGTCGCTGTATCTCCGTGGGGCGAACCTTTCCGAGCTGGTAAACTCCCGTGGCGGTGTACAGGACGAGAGGAAGCAACAGGCCAACGACAGCTACATTGACGGCTACAACGCACAATCGGGCGAGGAAATGCAGGATGCCCGGAACATGTACGAATTGCAGCGGCAGAAAGCGGAACAAGCGTTATCTCCCGAAATGCTTGCGGAGATAGACGCAGACCCGATTGGCGCATTGCAAGACCTTGTGGATGATTCGGAAGCCGGTCAGACCGCCATTGACTATATCAACGCCAAACAGGTGTATGACGGCATGATACAGCGTGTGCGCGATGACATTGACAGCCGCATCGACCAAAGCAACGCGATGATAGACAGCCGTGTGAACCGTGCAAGCGGCATGATACAGGGCGCAACGATGAAAGTTCAGAACGATGATGGAAAAGACAGGCGCGTGTATGTGCTGGACGGCAATCTTGCCACATTGCCTGACGGCGCGGGCATTGACCATGAGAACTCGGACGGAAGCATCATCATACGTGATGCGGATACGGGCGCAATAGAAATGGTTTCTCCCGATGCCATATTCAGCGTTGAGCAGCCTATTGACCCTGAAACGGAGAAGATGACGGCAGCGGAAGCCATCCGCCAGCAGTTCGCAGCGGAAGCGGCTGGACGTATAGACGGTGTTGTGGCGTTCAATCCGGGCGACACGTACACCTTGACCGATGAGAACGGTCAGGCGGTACAGATACAGATTATGGCCAACCAAGACGGACTTGTCGATAACGGTGACGGCACGGTGAACGTAAGTTCAGACGGCGGACAGACCATTGTTCCCATGTCAAAAGAGGACATTCAGGCAATGGTGGACGCCACCAACAGGGCGAGAGTGGCTCGGTTGGAAGAGGAACGCGGGACAATACGGACACAACAGCCAACGTACAGCCTGAATGAAGAAATCACCATTACGGACGAGAACGGAAACACCGTGAGAGGAAGCATCACCGCAGATGCCAACGAGGACGGCCAATATGAGGTCTATACGGAAGCACCTATAAACGGCAGGAAAGTAAACCTGTTTACGGCAGAGGAGCTTGACAGGCTCCGGGCTGTTTCTGATGAAAATTTTCAGCAGAACGGAGAGGGAGCCATGGAAAACGGCAACAATGGTGCTGAAAATATTCCGCAGAATGGCAACATTGAGCCGCAAAATATTCCAGCACCAACAGAAACCTTGCAAGTTGACGGGGAAACCTTGCAAGAAAACTTGCAAGCCGGTACCGATGGAGCATCGGCTCTCGAACGAATCCCGAAAGACGAGCAGGGGCAACCACTGTATGAGCAGGCCGACCCTGAAACGGCGTGGGATGCCATCGTTGAGCAAACGGAAGGTGACGAGGCTATGGCACAGAGCGTGGCCGACAGCATGGTAGCCGATAAGGAAGCCGAATTGAAGAAGATTGAGAAGGTGAAGCCAAAAACCGGAACGACCATTGCAGAGAAGATTGCGGCCGAGCGTGAGCGGAAGAACGCCGTGGAACAGGCTAAAGCCAACCTTGCCTTGTGGCAGAAGATAGCGCAGACCTCCCAGCGCAGGAAGCAAGCCGCACTTGCCGAACAGTCGAAAGCAGCCGAGGAAGCCGCACGGCTTCGCCGGGCAGAGGAAGAAAAGCTCCGTGCCGAGCGTGAGGAAGCCGAACGCATACGCAGGGAGGCATTGAACGGTGTGCCCGATTTCGTGGAAGATACGCCGCAGGACGCAAGGGCGAGAGGCTTCCGCAGGGTAAACGGCAACAAGGTTGACCGCCAACAGGCCATACCGACAAGGCAGGGCAACGAGGTTCAGGTGAAGTTTGATGACAACAACATACCAACCGGGCATGTCAGCCTGATTGACGCATCACAGTTGCAGCCGAGCCACATCAACGGACAGCGCAACCCCCTGCACTTCATTGACGAGGCGCAACCCAAAGAGCGCAATGACGAGGCAAGCGTCATGTCGGCACGTAAGATTGCGGCCAACATACGCCCGGAGGAGATCACCTCGTCCGTTACGGCTTACACTGGCGCACCCACGGTGAACACGCGCGGCGAGGTGATACAAGGAAACAACCGCAGTGCGGCTTTGCGTGAAATGTGGGCGGAGCATCCCGAACAGGCGACGAAGTACAAGCAATACCTGACGGAACACGCCGCAGACTTCGGACTGGCACCCGAAGATGTGGAAGCTATGCAGCAGCCTGTGCTGGTGAATATGGTAGACGTACCTGACGATGAAGCCATCAGCCTTGGACAGTTCGTTGCGCAGGACACCGAGAGCGGTGGAACAGAGCGCATCAAGCCGAAAAACATCGTTCAGAAAATGGGCGATGATATGAAAGGCTTTGCCGGACGGTTGCTTGCCTCGCCCGATGAGGAAATGACATTCTCTGAATTGGTGGACCGCAATGGCATGGACGTATTGAAGTGGATGCAGGCAAAGAATTACATCACCCCAACACAGTACCGTAGCGCGTTCGACAGCAAAGGCAATCTTACCGGCGAGGCCAAGAATGACCTTAAAGGCATAATGTATCAGAGTATTTTCCAAAATGGAAACACCCATTTGGAGGAAATGTTCGGCGCATTGCCTGCAAAGGCGCAGAAAGCGATACTGGCTACGGCGTACAGGGACTATGACAGCCCGAACTCTGAGCGCATGAACGCCGAACTGCAAGCTTCGATAAACGCATACTACGCCTTGTCGCAAATGCCCGACTTTGCAAATGCCAAGAACTACAAGGAGGCACGCAAGGCGGCAGAGGCATGGAAAAGGCAACTGTCTTTTGACGATGTTACCGGCGAAAGCTATCTTCCTTCAGAAAGATACAGTAACTTTGCGCTGTTGTTGGCCACAATGTACAAAGGGCAGACGCAAGTATTCATACAGAATACACTGAAAAACATCTTTGACCTTGTACAAGGCACGAAAGAGGCTACCCTTTTTGAAGAGCCTAACAACACGCCGCGCACACTGGTAGAGGCTGTGAACGAGACGATGAACGGCCTTAGTGACGAATTATTGTTAAACGAGAATTTTATATACAATGGACAACGGAGAAATAATGTATTGGCTGGCGGTAGTGCAGCAGGCCAACAAGGGAGACAAGGAAGCGGTGGAGGTACTCCGTCAGGAGAACGAGTTGAGGGCGGAGACGGCACAGCCGACCGTCCAGGAGGAACTGGAAGCGGTAGCACAGAGGAAGAAATAGAACGCCGTGAAGCGGAACTGGCTTCACGAGTAGAGGTAAGTGATGATGACTGGCAAGAGGGAGACAATGAAAAGCCGACCTACAAACGGAGCATCCTCATTGACGGCAAACATACCGCCACGCAAGTGGACCAACCCGACAAGGACGGTCATTATACCGGTTCCTATTTCGAGTTTGACAACAAGCGGTTTGGCGACATTGCCGAAATCGTCGATTACATAGACAGCGGCCATACGCTCGCCTCGAAGATTGCCCAAGCGGAAGCGGAAACCGATACGGAGCCTACCGAAGCTCAGAAAGAGGCGGGCAATTACAAGAAAGGCCATGTGCGCATCGGTCAGTTCGACATCACCGTAGAGAATCCGAAAGGAAGTGTGCGCCGTGGAACGGATGCCAGCGGCAAAGCGTGGGAACAGACGATGCAGAACACCTACGGCTACATCCGTGGCACGGAAGGCGTGGACGGCGACCATATCGACGTGTTCCTGACGAACGACATAGACGGCTGGAACGGCAGACGTGTTTATATCATTGACCAGTACAACGAGGACGGTACGTTTGACGAGCACAAGGTGATGCTGGGGTTCAACGATGAGGCAGACGCACAGGACGCTTATCTTTCCAACTATGAAAAGGGCTGGAGCTTCAAGCACAAGCTCGTCCTGTCCTCGGTCAACCTACCCGACTTCGAGAATTGGATTAACAGCAGCCACAGAAAGACAAAGCCGTTTGCGGAATACAAGAGCGTGAATAAGGCGGATGTGTCCAATGAGCCGAATGTGCCGGAGGCTGGATTTGAGATTGCACCTGCACAGTACACCACAAAGCGTGGCAAGGTGCTTGACATGTTCCTTGTGACCTTCGCAGAACCATTGAGCAAAGAACAACAACGGGCGGCAAGGGAACTTGCAAAGGCAGAAAAAGGCTGGTATGACCGCGACAAGGGAGGCTTCATGATGCGCAGCGAGGAAAGTGCATGTAAGTTGGCCGACACAATAACCGGCAACGAAGAAGCCGTGAGCGACGCACAACCGTTGTCGCTTGCAGACACCCGGAAGTTGGAAGAGCCTGTGATGAGGCAGGTGGATGTTGAGGGACTGATGCAGGAGATACACGAGAAGGGTGAAGCCAAGCTGAGCGACCATTTTGTGCCACAATCGGAACAGAACGAGGGAACAACACCGGATGCGGATAAAGTAGTGGATGACTTTCGTGATTCTACCTTTGGAAAGGGAATGAGTATTGAAGACTATTTGGAGACCGTTTCAGATGTAGCACTCGATGTGTTAGAGGAAGCATATAAAGATAACAACAACATAACAGCAGCCATCGAGCAGGAGAAGTGGTTCAGAAAAAACAATGCACGAAGAGACACAAAACCGCAGCAAGTGAACATTGAGGGTTTGGTTGACGACCTGCGCGAGAGCGGGGAAGCCAAGCTGAGCGACCATTTTGTACCACAACCGGAACAGAAAGAGGAAAACTATACGCAAAAAACAGAAAATTCGGAACAGGAAGAGGGAAACGCTTACGGTGCGAGCAACAAACTCGTTAGTCGTGAGCGATACGAGCAACTGAAAGCAAGGATGCGTAATAAGCTCGGCGGTCAGTTGAACATGGGCATTGACCCTGAAATACTGGCCATCGGTACGGAAATGGCCGCATACCACATTGAAGCCGGAGCGAGGAAGTTTGCCGACTATGCCACGCACATGATTGCAGATTTGGGCGATGCCATACGTCCTTATCTCAAATCGTTCTATAATGGCGCGAGGGATTTGCCCGAAGTACAGGAATCCGGCCTTGCTGGTGAAATGACCGCGTATGACGAAGTGCGCACGTTTGACGTGGCAAACTTCGACAAAGGACATTCGGACGCTTTGGCCACCGCTGAAATGGTGGTGCAAGAGCAGGAAGCGGACAAACAGGCGGACGAAGCCAAGGAGAAACTAATCAACCAACGTAATGAACAAAGGAGAAAAGAAGATGAACAGACAACAGCAGATACGACAGCTATTGCAAGCAAAGCAGAGGCTGTTGCAAGCAAAGCAGAAAGCGACATCGAAGCTGCAGCAACTGAGCAGCAAGTAAACAATGCCGTCGAAAGCATAGACAAGCAACTTGAAGAAGTCAACAAGCAGCTTGCGTTGCTCGGTTATTATGAGGCAGAGCCGGTTGAGAGCGACTTTAACGAGGCATACGGCTACATGCGCAATGCCGAGAAGAAAGCCGTTAAGGACGCGAACAACCTTGCCAAACGCCTTGTGAACGATTTGGGCATTGACCCGAATAAGATTGTCGATAAGAAAGGCAAGAAGCGAAGGAGCATAGCCACGGCGAACATCGCCCCGGCAGGAGGCGAAATTTCCATTTATCTGCCCTTGTCAAGTGAAGCCAACCTTTATCTGTCAATAGGTTTGGCACCCACATACGATCGAAAAGCCTCGACACCGTTAATAAACAGAGGCAAAGGCGGACGTTGGGAAGGTGACAATCTTGAAGTGGAACACATCATGTACCGTATTGAGCAGCCAAATTCAAACGGCAGTGAACGATATGGAAGTAACAACTTTGCAGATACGGATGTGACTTATTCTGATTTACTGAAAGACATACGGAGAATATCTAAAAAGTATCTTCCCATAAAAGAGGAAGCAAAAGAGGAAAGCGGAGAGAAAAACAAGCCGAAAGATGCTAAGAATAAGAAAAAATCAGTATCTTCGCAAACGCAGGTAGCCGATTTGTTCGGAGGGCTGTTTGAGGAAAATGCAAGCACGGAAACCGTTGCGAGCCAAGGCAACGAACTTAACCGAAAATTCGCAATGACGGTTAAGGATGACATGCTTGCAGCCCTTGACAATGGCACGAAGCCGTATCGGAGCATATTGGACTTGCGCAAACGTGCAAGCGGTCTTGGCATGGAAGTGGACAATGACGGGCGCACCGACATCCTGCTTCAGGAGCTTGTGGAGGACGGATTGGTGAGAGCTGCCCGTGAAGTGGCGGAACGTCACGGCAGCGACAGCAGGGAAACCTACGACCTTATCTGCAAACTGTATGAAATGCAGCCCACCATTGCCGCACGGAGCAGCAACCGCATCAAGATGCAGCAATACTCCACCCCATTGCCCATGGCATGGAACGCGTCCAGATTCGTCATGACCGGGAAGAAAGACGGGAAAGTGCTGGAGCCGACAGCCGGAAACGGTATGTTGGTATTCGCCATACCGGCAGGACAAGTACACGCCAACGAACTTGACGGCACACGGTTGGCCAACCTGCGCGAACAAGGCTTTGCACAGGTGACGCAGCAGGATGCCACAGAGCCGTTCGAGGGTGGAGAGCAGTATGACGTGGTGATAGCCAATCCTCCTTTTGGGAGGCGGGAAGCCGTGGACTATGACGGAAAGCTGATAAGCGGTCTTGACCCACAGATAACGCTCAATGCTCTTGCCAGCATGAAAGATGACGGACGTGCGGCCATCATCATTGGCGGAAATATGGGATATGGTGCCAATGGAGCCATAAACAATATGAAGCCTTTCTTCACTTACCTGTACGACCACTACAATGTGAAAGGCGTGGTGGATATGGACGGGAGCCTGTATGCCAAGCAGGGTACGACCTATCCCACTCGAATGATACTGATAGACGGACGGAGAAGTGATGAGGAACGGGCGCAGAGTGCCGTATATCCGCCTGTGCAAAGCAAGGCCATCCGTAAGGCTGACAGCTTTGAAGCACTTTATGACATCATTGACGAAGTAATCAACTCAAAGGACAAGACAAATGGAACAGAAATTTTACGTAGCCAGCAAGGGCAACTCGTATCTGTCACTGACAAACCATCCCGGAACACTGACGGAAAGGGACATCGTGAACAACCTCGAACGAATGATGACGCTCGAAGCAGAGGAAGAGAGCGAAGAAATAAACCCGAAAACAATTCAGGAAGAAGCCAACAGGTTTTACCAAGAGAACGTAGAGAGGATAATCGAAATGGTGAAACCCGGAACGAAGTTAGTGGAAATACCGCAGGAGGAAGCCGAGGAGTATCAGAACCTGACGTTCAGAGAGTGGGAGCAGTGGGAGCTTCCACGGAACGAGTGGGATTAATCCCCCAAAGGACAACAGAACAACCGAAGAAACGCACCCTTACAGAAGAAAAGAGTGCGTATAGGCCACACAACAGTGCTTTTTCCCTGCAAAGCGTAGCCCCTGCCGCCATGGTGGAGGCAATGGACCGTGTGCTGTCACAAATCGAAGAAAAGCATGGGAGCATAGATGAATTTGTCAGAAAAGAACTTGGCTATGATACGATAGATGAAGCTCATCAAGCCCTTGCCGCAGAACAAATAGACAGCGTGGCAATGGCCATTTATCAGATGAAGCAAGGCCAAGCACTTATCATCGGTGACCAAACAGGCGTGGGAAAAGGCCGTCAGATGGCCGCACTTATCCGTTGGGCTGTAAAACGTGGAGAAAAGCCCATATTCATTACCCAAAAAGCAGACCTGTTTTCCGATATTTACCGTGATTTAGTAGATATAGGCAGCGGCGACCTTGTTCCTTTCATTTTCAATTCGGACGGAGCAATGGTTGACAGTAACGGAAATACAGTACACAAGCCTCTCTCATCCAAAGAAATGGCAAAAGTATTTGCCACAGGGGTATTGCCTGATGAATATGATTTTGCCGTCCTTACCTATTCGCAAGTGAACACTGGCGATGAAGTAAGCCAAAAGGAAATGGAGGAAGCCGCCAAAAAGAACGGTGCCCGTTCAAAGAAAAGCAAGAACGTAAAAAGCGGGAAAGCCACTCCCAAAGCTACCTTCTTACGTGCCATTGCCGAGGACAACTACCTGTTTCTTGACGAGAGCCACACCGCAGCAGGTTCGAGCAATACTGGCGCATACTTGCAAAGCATCCTCCGCAGTGCGAAAGCGGCCACATTCGCCAGTGCGACTTTCGCCAAGCGCCCTGACACCATGCCCCTATACGCCATACGGACGGCCATGAGCCAAGCCAAGGTTGAACCCGACAAGCTGATAAGCATCATCGAGAAAGGCGGCGTGACCTTGCAGGAGATTATGAGCCGCGAGCTTACCAATGCCGGGCAGATGGTACGCAGGGAGCGTGACATGAGCGATGTCGTGACCGATTGGAAAACCATAAACGACCCTGAAACCGTCAGGCGAGCAAGAGAGAACTACGACCGTACGATTGCTGCATTCAACGCCATTATCAAATTCCAGGAGGATTATGTCAAGCCGATGGTTGACGCAATGGATAAGGAGCTTGCGGTGATGGCAGAGAGTGCGGGTATTAAGAGGGGTACGGATAAAATGGGTGTAGAGAACGTTCCGTTTGCCAGCAAGACCTACAACTACACCAAGCAACTTATGCTTGCCCTTAAAGTGGATGCCATAGCCAATGAAGTGGATGCTGAAATAAAGGCTGGCAGACATCCGGTCATTGCGTTGGAAAGTACGATGGAAAGCAGTATCAAGGACTATTCCGCAGGAGAAGTCATTGCAGAGCCTACCTTCAGCGCAAGTTTGCTTAGAGGTCTTGACACCGTGATGCAATATACCATCAAGGACGAGAACGGAAAAGAACAGCATGCGCGTTACTCTCCTAAGCAGTTAGGTTCAGCCGGGGAGAAAGCCTACTATGAATTGCAGGACTTCATCCGTGAGAGCACCAGCGACATTTTCATCAGTCCACTTGATGCCATTATTGAACGGTTGCACGATATGGGGTATAAGGTCGGTGAGCTGACCGGACGCAACTTGTACGTGGAGCGTGACAGTGAAGGCCGTGTAGTGGTGAAACGCAGGACAGACAAAGACAAAAAGAGGATGCAGCGCGAGTTCAACAATGGTGAGCTTGACGTGCTCATCCTCAACAAGTCCGCCTCGACCGGCATCAGCCTGCACGCATCTGAGAAGTTCAGCGACCAGCGTCAGCGGACGATGATCATCGCCCAGCCACTCAGCGACATCAACGACTATATGCAGATGATTGGCCGTATAGACCGCACAGGACAGGTACATAGGGGATATTATATCAACCTCGGTTTGCCTGTACCGGCAGAAAACCGTTTTCTGATGATGCTGTCCACCAAGCTGAAATCGCTGAATGCCAACACAACCACCTCACAGGACAGCGAAAGCAACGAAGTGGAAGCTCCCGACCTTCTGAACAAATACGGTAGCCAAGTGGTTGTGGAATACCTGCGTGACAATCCTGACATATACGATAAGATGGGCACACCTTTGAAAAAAGGAGGGGAAGGCGGCGGACGTGTGCAAACCAGCGAGCTTGACGAGTATAAACCGCAAGAGGATGACGCACGTAAGATTACCGGTTACGTTGCTTTGCTGACCACTCAAGAGCAGGAAGAATTTTATGATGATGTGGTAAGGCGGTATAATGAACTCATCAAGTACCTGAACGACACGGGGAACAATGATTTGAAGATAACCGTCATGCCGCTACGTGCCAAGACGTTGGAAAAACGTGTGTCATCTGAAGGAATAGACCCGACCGGTGCCAACCCCTTTGCACAAAACTCATACGTTGAGCAGGTTGAAATGGATGTGTTGCGCAAGCCGATGAAAGCAGCCGAGATACGCAAGACTATTGAACAGGTCAATAAAGGGAAACGTCCGGAGGATTATATACGCCAAGTCATTTCTACCATTGAAAAGGAGGACGAGGCAAGAATTGCCGCAGAGGAAGCCCGTTATGAGCGGTCAAAGGTAAGGGCGCAGGAAGATATTGCCAAGCAGACCGAGAAAATCAACCGCCAGCAGAAACGTACCGCCGAAGAAAAGCAAGCCGCCATTGCCGACTACGTGAGAGAGACCAATGAGAATGTGGAAACCAAGCATAACGACAACATAGTGCGCCTCAATACGAACAGCGATATGCTGAAACAGCGTCTGCACATGTTTGAAGTCGGGAAGTCGTACCTCATGCCTGACAATCTTGAAAGCATGGTGTTCGATTTTTCCACGCCAGCCATATTCTGCGGCTACAAAGCAAAGGACAGCAAGATAACCGCCTCGACCACGCTTGCCGTATTTGCGACCCTTGACGGACGCAGACGTGTTGAAGTCAAACTATCCGATATAGCGGCACTGCGAAGCATCTACAAGACAACCAATGACAATTGGGATGCCGCACGTTCCACCACGCTTGAAAACTGGGACAGCCAAATACCGACAGGCACACGAAAGACCGGCTATATCATGACAGGGAACATCCTGCAAGCCATTGCCGACACCCAAGACGAAAGAGGAGGTTTCCCCGGCCAGCTTATCAGTTACACCGACATTGACGGGAACGTGCATGACGGCATATTGATGCCCGACAAATGGAACAGGTCTATGTTGAAAACCAGCGGTGCGCCCATCATCAGCCGTATCAAACAGATAAAAGATTATATGCCTGTAGCCAGCCATGACGGTAAAGTGGAGATTACAGGCAGCAGTTGGGCGAAAATGTATTACCTGACCGTGCCCAAGACGAAAAAAGACGGTGCTGTTTATTACGAGAACAAGACGTTGCTTCGTTCCGTCAATGGCGGGAACTTCTATCCTTACCGTGGGAAGTTGCGTGCGGACATTCCGGCAGAGCATATTGAAAGCGTGGTAAAGGAGTTGTCAAAGTTGGGCGTAAAGGTACAGGAAGAGGATAAAGAGGATGACGTTATGCTTCGTAACGGAAATGGCGCACTGACTGATGATGACTTGGCCAATGCAAATGACCCTATGTCCAAGTTGCTGGGCAAGTCCACGAGGACGGCACGGCAGCGAAAGGCATTCGCCGAGCGTGAACGTGGTCGCATGGTGGAACGTGTACGAGAGCTTGCCGAAACGCTGCATCTTGACAACGTGGACATCGTAACCGATGCGTCCACGTTGCAAGGCAACCGGGCAAAGGCCAAAGGCTTCTATTCACGCAGTACAGGACGCATTACGATAGTTATACCGAATCAAACGAGCGTGTTCGATGCGGAACAGACACTGCTGCATGAAGCCGTGGCCCACTACGGACTTCGTGAGTTGTTCGGCGAGCATTTCGACACGTTCCTTGATAACGTGTTCCAAAATGCCGATACGGATGTGCGCAGACACATTGTAGAGCTGGCAGAACGGCGCGGTTGGGATTTCAGGACGGCCACTGAGGAATACTTGGCATCATTGGCCGAGAATACGAATTTCGAGAACGTTAATGCAAGCTGGTGGAGCAAGATAAAGGAACTGTTCCTACGGATGCTCCACAAGATAGGCTTTGAGGACTTCTCCGGCGTAACCTTGTCGGACAATGAACTCCGCTATATCTTGTGGCGCAGCTACGAGAACCTTGCAGAGCCAGGAAGATACCGCAGCATCTTAGGGGAAGCCGCAGACGTGGCCAAACAGCATGAGTTAAAGGTCGGGAACTACGCCGTTGTAAGCAGTGAGGGCAGAAATGTTGCCGACAATGACCTTTACAGGGACGGCGCACCCGAAGTGCATGAACGTGTGTATGCCCGTAGGCGTTATGAAGAAATGGTAAAACGTGGAATGTACCAAGTGCAGGAGGCATTGCAAGACAGTATGCTCGGACTTCGAGAAGCCATGAACGCCATTCTTCGTGGAGAAGGTAAGAAAAAGGTGAATATCGAGGACGTGGACGGCTTCGAGAACGCCTACTTAGGAGAAAACAGGTTGTCTTCGGTCAACAAGGCCGAAGCGGACGCTTTCGCCCACCTGCTGTTTAAGCCGCTGCTGGACGAAGTGGCCAAACTTGCGCCCAACGAAGATGCACGGATAACGCTCACTGATTACATGATGGCAAAG